GTGTTTTTCTTGTGTGTGACATTTTATAAATCTTTAATTACCTCGATGCCTGTCTTTCCCCCAATGGTTTGACCAGCACCAGCTGTCCAAGTTGAATCAGTTGAGCGAACGTGGATTGTCGTGACGCCAGTGCCTAAAAGACAACTTGGAACATCCAATAAACTTTTCTCGACGTAACAATCAACGTTCGTTAAAGCAGCGTTATACCCAAAAGCACCATCACCAATACTTGTAACGCTATTTGGAATGGTTAATGAACCACTAAAGGCACAAGTACCAAAAGCACCATCACCAATACTTGTAACACTACTTCCAATAGTTAATGCGCCACCAAAGTTACAAAAGTAAAAAGCATAATCCCCAATAGTCGTAACACTATCTGGAATAACTAACAAACCAGTGAAGCCAAAGCAATTTATAAAAGCACTATTCCCAATACTTGTGCAACTTGTGCCAATTACTAATCCTTTTAAAAATGAGTCGTTGTTTTTCCAGTCTTCTGGTATATCACCTTGGATTTGGTCAATAACTCCAGCTACATTATCTCTAACGTAAGTGGTAGATCCTACACCACCAAGAGTACCCCATGAACCAAGCTTAAAGCTTACGAGTTTCTGAAGACTTGAATCAAAAACCACAGAACCCTCTGGCAAATCAGTCGGAAGATTCGCCGTTGTGTAAGATGGTGTTGGGGTTTTTGGGGTATGACTCATATTACCAGATGATTGACTCTAATTCAGCGATAGTTGTAGCCGCATCAATAGATTGATTGGCAACCTTTTCTTTTGAAAATGCATCTTTCAGATGAACTGTAACTGCATCACCAATAACTATAACTGTTGCAGCATCGAGGGTTACAAATGTGCCGTCGCCAAGCTTCCAATCAGTAGTAAATGCAGCATCTTCTTTTGCTAACACTCTTGCTTGATAGATTCTATCAACAGTAAACCTATCTGTTCTTACAGCAAGACCCCCAACCGAAGTTCCTGAAACCTCATAGTCGTATCTTTTTTCGGCATAATAATCCCGAGAAAGTTCCTTACTTTTTTCAAGATCGTTTTGGTCAAGTGAAGATAGATATTTTTGGTGTTTTGCATTTTGAATGTAACCATCAAAATCAGTTAAGCTTCCATCGATATAATAAAGACGCTCTTGACTCGCCTCAACTGTTGCTGCGTCCTCATCTGAAATTTCATGATAAACAAGAAAGCCCCCAAGTTCCTCATCAGTAGGAATTGTTTCTGACACTCTAATTACTCCACCTTGTGGATCTGTTATTAAATATTTCATTTTTTTATTTTTTTAATTTATAAATCTTTGATTACGGTTATACCTATTTTCCCTCCAATTGTTTGCCCCGAACCAGCTGTCCATGTTGAATCAGTCGCTCTAGCATGAATGGTTGCAATTTGAGTGTTATTGATAGTATCTGTCCCTAAAACGCTTTTTTCAACATAACAATGCATATTTGTTACACCGTCACCCACGCCAAGGGCAGACTGACCTATGGTTTTGACGCTATTGGGAATCGTTAACGTACCAGTCAAATTGGTCGTGTTTAGAAAAGCATATCTTTCAATAGTTACAAGACCATTCCCAAGATTTAAGCTGGTTAAGCCAGAGCAACTACCAAAAGCACTTACCCCGATACTCGTAACACTATCTGGAATAATTAACGAGCCAGTTAAGAGGTTGCAATTGGAGAATGCCCTGTTACCAATAGATGTGCATGAAGTTCCAATCACTAAACCTTTTAAGCTTGTATCAGTATCCTTCCAATTATCAGGGATATCTCCTTGGATTTGGTCTGTATTTCCAACTGCAGCGCCATCATCATACACAACGGTTGGGGTTTCTCCTCCTGAACCGCCAGCTTTTTCCCAAGCACCAGCAACTCTAACTACTAAAGCGTTTTGATCTGTATCGAAAGCAGTAGTACCATCTTCAACATTGGTTGGCAGTTGAGATGTTGTTTTCGAAATTGATGGTATTTTAGTTGAATGGGACATTATTGTATGTAGTAACCGCTAACTCCGTCACTAAATATTGATACAGATTCATATTGTGATGTCAAAACATAACCGCTAACACTACCATCACTAACAACGCCATCTATAGTGCATCCGCTAGGAGGTAACAAAAGCACATCGCATGAAGAACCTATTTTTTTGTGAGTTGTAACTCCATCATGTAAAGTTGGGTCAAGTAGCTCTACAGTCATGCACGGACCTGAACCGCCGCTGCCACTGCCACTGCCACTGCCACTGCCACTGCCACTTTCACCGCCTCCTAAATCAGTGTCGTCATAAAGATGATGAGTGTGTTGCGGTATTTGAGTATATGTAGGAGTAGTAACCGTAGCAAGACTGAATCCGCCTCCTCCGCCTCCTTGTGCTTCTTCCCAAGTTGCATTTCCGCCACCATCTGCAGTGATAACGTAACCGCTTACGGCTGTCGCAGAATCAATATCAGAAACAGTTATTTGCCCTCCAGCTGAAGGTTGCCACGTTCCAACACCACCTGCGTCAGTCGTGAGGACATACCCATCAGTTGCTCCTGTTGGCATTTTGAATCCTGCACCAACATTAAGGTTTGGAACGTATGCTGTATCCGCTGCATCGGTTGTGATATTCTGACCACCTAAGATAGTTGAGCGATGGTGGGTAGATTGTATTGTGTTTGTAGAACCACCAATTATTACCGCTTGAGTTGCGCTTTCGATTATGTTTGTGTTGCCTCCAAGAACCGCAGAATGTGCTGCGGATGTTGATGACGTTCCCTCTCCAGCTAGTCCGACAACGCTGTTGATTGTTCCAATCGCGCTTGTGTATTTTGTGTTAAGGGTTGTGTCTGTTGAACCTAATCCTTCCGCTTCTTGCCCAATCACAACTTGACCGAAGCCTCCGATTGCAGAACTGTCGTTGCCTGGCACTTGGTTCTCACGCCCTCCATAACTTACTGACCGATTCCCGTTTACTACGTTTGCAACTCCTCCAATAGAACAGGCTTGGTTGCCAGCGGCTGTGTTGTCGTTGACTGAATTAGTTGGATGTAATGTTACAATCTTGCCTACACTAATATCGTTTGTTGTAGTTGCTCCGTTTGCTGTAACAGAATCTAGAGTTGTGTTAGCGGCGATATCTGTGATCTCTGAAACCGTGTGGGTGTGAGCTGGAGGCGCAGACTCAAGCGATTCGAGCCTACTCTCTGCGTCAGTGACGTTTGCATTAATTGTATCCACGCAATCTTGATGCGTAGATACTCCAGGGGTCGGATTAAAAGGTGTTTGGGCCATTGTTTTAAATTATTTTTGTGTTTCCGTTGCTATCTGTTGATATTTGTGGTCTAGTTGATATCTTAGCAATTATTGAATCAAGCTCTGATTGACGGCGACCACCTAGTATGTTTGAAAGTAGATTTAATATTTCTTTGTCTATCTCTAAAACTTCTTCAGCGTCTTCTCCTAATTCGTCAAGAATCTGTTGAGTATTTGAGCCATTCCATATAGAATCGTTGCTTTCATTCCAGAATCTTATTATTTCTTTTATTATTGTGAGGTTTATATACCTAATTCTAGATACTTTCTTTTTTAAGTCGGCATCTGGATTTGATATTTCATTTAGCAAACTCATTATTATTAATCTACTAATGAAGCATTTAAAAATATAGCGTCAACTTCCTCATCCGTAAGACCTAACGCTGCTTGCATTGTTGCTATACGGGCATTGTCACGCCTAAAAATAGCAGCGTGTTGCCACCAATCATACATTTTCTTTTTATCGATAATTTCCTGATCTGTAGTTTCAGGCATTGCCGCAATAATATCGTCAACTGTATCATGAAGACCCTCGTCAATCAAGGCATCTCTCATTTGGATGTTTGTAACTTCTTCTATAGGCGGTTCAATAATAGTCTCTAGTTTCCAGCCATATGATTCCGTCGTCAGTTCTCTAACGTAATATTGTCCTTCTGGAGCTGCTTCTTCAGGGCTAGGCAGGTTCTCGACATATTCGTAACCATCTGGCGTAGATGGTGCGGCAGCATCCCTTGTCAAGGATGATGGCAGACCATTAACACTTGAGTATTGAAGCTTTAATGGGCTTAGTTTAATTAATTGATAAGTTTTCATTTTAAGATAAATTTTTATACTACTCCACTGACATACAGATACAGTATTGAGTCATTGTAATACCATGCCACCGTAGCTACTCCAGTCGTTGGTGTTATAAGAACTAGATCAGCCAAGTCTCCTGACAAAACTATATGAGATCCTGCGGACCAAGTCCAAGAACCAAGAGAGTCTTGTGTAACCTCAATCAAACCAGAGTCTCCATTGCTGACATTTGTAAAAGAAATATCAGTAATATCTTCAAAAAGTTCTACCGAAAGATTACTTCCGAGGGAATTGTCGAAAGACAAAACCCCACCAGAAGAAGTGACCACCTGAGGCGTTACAAGTTCAAGTGCGCCGAGTCTTGACTCTGCATCAGTTGCGTTTCCATTCCATACTAGTCTCGCATTTAGATGGGTTTCTGTCCCAGTAGGGGTAAAAGTGTTTTGTGCCATTTTTTATATATTTTCTTTAAATTGTTAGTAATCACAGATAGGCCAAATTTCATTGCTGTTCCAGACTTCTAAGCTATACCATTTGTCGTCGCAGTTATCAACCCAAGTGCAATCATCATCCCACTCTTCGCTGTCTTTCCATAATTCAAGACAACAACCAGTAGCTAAGACTACGGCTACAAACCGTCTTCTTATTGTATTGCTGAGTAGTCTTAGGGTTCTCATTTAGTCTGCGTAATATACTATAGCGTCCCCTGAAAGGTGTAATGTTGTCCATTGACCTACGATAACGTCACCAAGGACGATTGTAGCTCCAACGAAATTGCCTATGCTTCCTTCAGTGCCAGCCTGTACTGTTGTATCAGCAAGGGCATGTATAGCCATGAATTTGCCAGACACTGTTTGGTCACCTACGAGACGCTCTCCGCCGTAGTGACCTACTTGTTTTAAAAGGGTAGATTGTGTTGATGTCGACATACAAATACATACACAACTAATCTGTTTTTGACAAATATTTCATGACAACCCTACCAACATTTTTCTTTTCGTCAGAAATAAAACCCTTCAGGAAAACATTAGAATCAATAAACTCTATAGATTTAACATCAAAAATGAACTTCTGATCATCAAGAATCAGCTCTTTTAAGAAGCCAGTCTTTATTAAAAAACCGCAATCACCAGACATTATCTTGCCGTCCAGGTGTTTTGTTGAGCTATTTGTTCCTATTATTTTTAATTTGCAACTCTTCATAGTGTTTTTTTATTTCATCTTTTGGAAAGTAAACCCTATCTATGCCGCCGTCTTGACTGTCACAATATCTTACTTTTAGGTGTCTTTTAAGCCAATTTCTGTAGTTGGCTTTTTTAAAAACCCTCTCTATCTCTCCGTATATTTCATTTACACCAAAAAAATCAAAGGCTTCTAGCATTTGTTTGTAAATACAAAGACCAAGATGCAGAGTACCAAGCCTTCTTGTTGATTGGTTGGGAAAACCATAGCTAAGATTTATTCCATCATTTTCTTTTTTAAAGAAAGTAAAAAACATATAATCATCTTCATTAAGAACGCATAAACTTAAATCACCACCTCTTAGATCATCCAAAAGATCATTTGCACCCTTCATCCTAGAGGAAATGGTTTTCATCGAGCTTGAATCTCCATAAGGGAAAGATTTTAAATAATAAAAAGAAAAAAGTCTTTGAAACTCCTTGTCTTCAAAATTTATATTTTTTATATGCAGGTCTAAATGCTTCATCTTTCATATTTTTTATATAAACGTGAAAGTTTTTTGTGAGCTTTTATCAAGTTTTCTTTTTTAATCACAACTTTTTTAAACCTTTGTCCTTCTTCGTCCTGAATTTCAAACATTTTATGCCCAAACCTTATAAGAGCTTTCTCGTAGTTAGATTTTTTATTTTTTCTCTCTATGGTTCCGTAAGCTCTATCTAAACCAGCCCTTTCAAGCTGATCCAACATCAAATGACAAAATGCAAAAGGCCATCTTGTGAAGGATGTAATGTTAACCAGTTTAGTATTTGGAAATGGAAATATAATCTGTAAGCTGTTGTTTTGTATATCTTTTTTGCAAAAAAGAAAAAATAGAGAGTCTCCTTTGTTAGAAACAAAAGAAGAAGAGAAGTCGCTTCTTGAGAGGTCGCTTTTAATAAAGTTTTCTACACGATCATTTATATAAATATTAGAAAAATCAGAAGAATAACCCTCGTAAGGCTGAGATTCCAGTAAGTACGACTTTAAAGTTTCTTTGAATTTTTTATCTTGAAAGTCAACTTTATTGATTTTCATCTCTCTTTTTAGGGTAAATTTTAACAGAAGACTCAGTAAGACCAAAATCATTTAACTTATCCTCATAAACCTCGCCTCTGGTTAATTCCGCACAGGATTTCGCCCAAGAATATGAATCAGGAAGCGAAGCTGAATAACTTTGCTGATATTTACCTTTTTTGTCTTTAACTCTGTAGATGATATTTTTCATTTCAGATTATAGTAAGAAAAAAACATACAAAATCTATTTATTTTTTTTAAAAATGCCTTTTAAACTGTAGTATATAAAAATTAGTGTAAGGTATATGGTATGGGATTAGAAAGGTCTAGGGATAAAATAACGAAAGCTGTCTTCGATATGGAGCCTACAGCTGTGATAGATTTTTACAGAATATATCCGAATACGGTAACCAAACCAAAGAGTTATTTAAACGTACATAATGGTTCTGTATTTGGTGGAGGTGTTTATTGGCAGGGGGAATTATATAGCCCTATACCAATGGAGGCAGAAGGTTTTTCAATAAACTCTAGCGGAAAACCTAATAGACCTATAATAAGAATCTCTAATAAAGATTTGCTATTAACAAACCTGCTATCTAATAACGAAGATTTTAGGAACGCAAAGGTAGAGAGACGCAGGACTTTCTTAAAGTTTCTTGATGATGATAATTTTGATCTAGGTAATCCTTGGGGAGAGTCGGACCCTAAGGCGGAAATTTCCGTCGATATTTATTTTGTATCTCAAAAAAGGCAAGAAAATAAAGCTTTTGTAGAGTTAGAATTAACTTCTCCATTAGATATAGAATCAAGAAACCTCACTAATAGAAAAGTACTGGCCAAGTATTGCCCATGGAACTATAGAGGATCTGGGTGTGATTACAGGGGAACAGCAGTAGAAAGAGATGACGGAAAACCTTTTACTTATGGTAAAGACGTTGGCAATCAAGGCAACTTAACAAACAAGGAGATTGTAGAGGTAGCCAAAGGCAGTAGAGATAGAGCTACGGCCGAGGGCAGAAGCTTTCTAGGAATGGAAAATTTCGGAGAAGATTTTATTTTTTCTAATGCGAAAGACCTTTATGACCCACAAAAATTTTACAACCCAGGACATCTTGTTTATATTGTAAACGATAGAGTAAGAATACAAGACGTAAATAACCCAAGTATATTTAGGTCTTCTTTAACTTATTTTGTATGTAGAAAATTTGCGAGGGCGGGCATAGACCCAAGAACTAATCCAGAATTTTGGGACAGAGATGGGTGCGGTAAGAAATTAAACCAATGTAAGAAAAGGTTTGCTAAGAGTTCGTCTCAGAGAATATTTTTGGAGACCGACTTTTACGAGCAGCAAATGTGGAATCTGCAAAACTATGAAGAGTCTACCCACCAAAGCTATCTTAAATTAAAGGATAATTATAGCGACTCGGCTGAGTTAACTAAAAGTCTTTTTAGATACAACTTAAATGGTTGGGGCTATAGGCAATTAGCAGGGGAGTCGATAAGCTATGCTTCCGAAACATATGATAATGCTTTCTATTTGAACCAGTCAAACCAAAATTCATGTACAGCTTCTTCATCTGATGCATGGTCACAGTCAACGCTTAATGATTCACTTAAAGAGTTTACAGTTTTGGTGGATGTGGAGTATTTAGGACCTCCCCAACGTTACGAATTGTACCCTCTAGCGATTTCAGGGTCGGGGATTTCAGAAGAAGCTGTCCAGCAAAATATACAAGAAGATGTAGATCAAATTATATTTAAAACATCGAAAGAAGATGTAGGTTATGGAACAGATCACCGTCAGTTTGTTATAGGAATACAAAAAGCTCCATATATGGAGTTCAATACTTTCGCTCCGTATGCCGAAGAAACAACATGCGCAGAGAAAACGCATAGAGTCAAACTCGCAGGGGTTAATGAGCCAGATGATTATTTTAGGATTTCGGATAGAAATGGTTTGCCAAATCTTCCTTCGGGGGGTTATGATATAAAGAATAGTAAAAACTTTGTATTTTCATTAAGGAAGGATTATCATAATGGCCAAAATAGATTTAGAGCTAATTGGTCTTGTTTAACATACCCCGATAATGAAGAAACAGAATCTGTTTTTATAGAATCTCAAAGCACTTTTTATATTAAAAACATGATCACAACCGACACTGATAGATTTGTGTTTTTTGGTGGCACTACTAATATGCCTGTAAGTGATAGCTCTGGGGAATATTTTTCTTTGGTTGATATAGATCGTTTTAATGACGTACCCTCTAACTATGAGACTAAGTGGTCTCAACAAGATATGCGGGTTGCTAGCGTAGGGATTTGGGGAAAATCTTTAACCAACGGGCAGCTTGGAAACCTTAAATCAGAACAAAATACAACTTCAGAGGGAGCTGATTATGCGGTAGAGGTAGTTAAGACATGGGACACGCTAATTAAAGAAGAAGAAGGTAGAGAGACTAAAATCTTAGAATCCTGTTATCATTTTTGGCAAGAACCATTTGAGCAAGATGGAGATTTTTATGTGAAGGATCACAAAAATGGAAACGATTTGCTTTACAGAGATAAAAATTATCCTTTTGCAGGAGGAAGTTCCACAGCTCCTTTTACAAGAGCTAATTACGACTTTGCAGATTTACAGTATTTAACACCAAGATCACCCAACATAGGTGCAGAGACACTTGTGGAGGGTGAATTCGGAACTCTGCCTTTCGGAGGTTTTCCTGGAACTGATGGATACAGATTTAGCTCTTAGTTAATAAACAAAAATGAAAACTAAAAAACTTAAAACAATAAAAGAAGCCTTGGAAAATATAGCCAATTTTTGCGAAGGTTCTCTTATAAATGAAGTTTGTGGATTGGTAGGTTTCCATAATGAAGAATATATATTTCAAGAAGGTAAAAATATAGCTGTTGATCCTAGACATAACTTTGTTTTAGACCCTTTGCAATATTTAATGTTTAAAAACAAATATGAAGTAATAACTATTTTTCATAGTCACCTAATAGGAGATGAGGAACCTTCAGATTTTGACATTTTAATGTCTGAAAATAGTTGTGTACCGTTCTCTATCTATTCATTAAACACAAAAAAATACTACATTCACAGACCTAACGAACCAGAAACAAACTTAGATTTACTTGAAGAGTTCGAAAATAAAATAAAAAAACACAACATTTCTATAAATGACTAATATAAAATTACATGGAATTTTAGCCAAGGAATTTGGAGGGGAATTAAAATTAAATTTAGACAACATAAATACGCTTATTGATGCTATAGAATGTAATAGATCTGGATTTCAAAAAAAATTAAATAGCCTGTCTCAGATGGGCTTGAACTATTGCTTAGTCATAGATGGAGAAACGGTAATGGACAAAAAAAGCCTATCAAACAAGAAACCTAAAAGAATAGACTTCGTTCCTATGATTTGTGGTCAAGGTGTTGTCGCTGCTGTGGTAGGTATAGCTGGGTTGATAGCTGGAGCTGCCATCCCAGCAGGACTTTTGGCAACAGCCCTAACTATAGGTGGAGGCATTTTCCTTTCAACTGGATTGTCTTTATTGTTAGCACCAAAACAAGAGTTTCCAGATTCAGTAGCAGCCGAATCTACAGTCAACGCACTTTCTAAGTCTTTTGCTTTTGCAAACAGGGCAAACATAGCATCTCAAGGAGTTTCTGTGCCAATTGGTTATGGTCGGTTAAGGGTTGGGTCTCAAGTTATCCAAGGGACTGTAAAAACATACCCTCAAAACGTGCTGCCTTTACAAGCAATGCAAAATAATGCTTTCAGGAATGACAACACTAAGTCTGAAGCACCATCCGAAGCTTCTCTGCCTCAATAAAAAATGAAACATTTAAATAGAAAGTTTACTTACGCTGGATCAAAAAAAGGAGGGGGCAAACCACCTCCTCCTAAGCCGCCAGTATTAAAACCTCCAAGAGTTGGCTCTTATAAACTTGGGGCTTCTTATCAATTTGCAGAATCTGTAGATTTGTTGTGTCAAGGTCCGATAGACGGACTTTGTAATAGGTTCGGGTCTAGGCTTGATAACAGCCAATTACTACAAGGCATTTATTTAAATGGCACACCAATAGAACAGTCGGTTTCGACAGAGAAGATACAGGTTGGAGATTCTGCTTTTGAAGGGCACGGCGCAGAAACAGATGCTTTAGCGAGGTTGAAAGAAATAGCAACAATAACAAATTTAAATTTCGACAACCCAAGAAGACAACAACCATTTGAAACAAATATGAGTGTTGTTAAAAATCGATATGGTAAGCGTAACGATGTATTAGAATACACAACATATTATTTTAAAAGCAATGTATTAGCTGACTCTGGCTTATCTTTTTCTAACTCAAAACCTATGTCGTATTGGACTAAATTTAGTTTAGCTAATTACCACAAAGGTAGAAGAGAAAAAGTTAAAAACATTGGTGCTAAAAAATTTGGAGACCAAAGATGGACCAAGGAGTCATCGGTTGGAGGTAAGTATCAGTGGCCTATGTTTGGAAACAAAAAGTTTTATAACGAAAGCACACCTTACAGAGCTATAATAAATCAATCAATAGAGGGTGAAGACTTAATTCTTGAGTACTCGCCTTCATGGGCCAATATTGAAAACGAGATGTTTAGAACTTACAGTAAGTTTTACAACCTAGGAATTTGCCCATCACCTTATACGAGTGTTGACTGTACAAAAATATATACAGAGTCAGGGGAGGAAACTCAAACTAATTCGGTAGCAAGAAAAGGTCTGAACGATCTTGTCGATATATCAGTAAACAAACTTTCAAATCCTTTTGAATGGGAATATTTAAAGAAAAAACTAGAGGCTTATGGATTTAAAATTTCTTCTGGCGGTTTTAATTCAACGAATTTTATTACCCAAGTAAAATCCAAATTTGGTAGAGCTACAGACTTTGAAACAGCCAATTCATCAGCCACCTCACAAGAAGAACTCGCAAAACCATACGTAGCCTTTAGATATAAGCCTAGTTATGTATTAAATGGTTACACTTCCGATAATGAATTCGATTTTATAAACAAACTAGATGATTCCATTTTATCAAATGAACTTGATTTTGTATTGGAAGATTATAATGGCAATTATGACTGGTACTCAAGAGACAGAAGTACTATCAACATGCTAATACCTGTATTGGATAGTGTTACAGGCGCATGGAATGGAAAATTAAAAGGATTCTATTTAAATTCAATTGGAGTAGAAGTTAAAAGTAAAGTAGGAGAACTCTCAAGAGAATCAGTAAATTCAAATACAGTAGTTATAGTAGAGGGACAAATTAAATGTTTTGGAATGCTTAATTCTGAAATTGAATTTTATAAAAAAGCAAAGAATCTTGGTATTTTTAAGATGCCTCAAATAAGCGGTGGAGCGGGAGCATCAAAATACAATTTCTTAAATGTGTTAGCCGAATATAGAGACGGCTCAGGGCCTAGACAACAAACACCTTTGAGTTTCTTTAAAAATATATATTTAGATAGAGATATACAAAAAAGATTATTAGGACCTTTTAATGTCGATCTAACTAAAAGAATGCAATCTTTATGGAACTTCACCGAAGAAGGTAATAAAGTAGATGAAAATGGCTACCCAAGACAAAGATCTTTAATTGTAAGCGAGCAAAACTCAAGAAGTAATACAGATGGACGAACAGGAATTCCAGCTCCAAATACAATACCAAAGATGGCAATCAATATAGAGACTGGTCAGAATGACTGGCTTGAATCTGTCGAAGAGGGAAGCAGCGACAAAAGACCTTCTAGCCCTAAGCATCTTGGATTTAGAAATTTTAACTTTTCAGATTGGAACAGTTACAAACAAGACTATAACGAAAGAGCACAACCAGTAACTCATGTTATATACAATCCAAACGTCGAATCTTTTTATATTACATTAAATGTAGAAGGTTTATGGGACACTGTACATCTTGACGAGAAAAAATTAGATAAAAGTAAGATTGTAGGAACAAAGATGCCAGCTATAGTTAACTTTAGGGTGGAAGTGGGTTACATAGCGCCACAAAACAAGGATTCTAAAGGTCAATTTATAAAAGAATATGATCGTTTTTTCAGAGTGCTATCTTTAATTGAAGGAGGTGCAGCAGTAGATATAGGCAACCCAGACAACATCAATAACAAAACTCAATTAAGCTATGTTAAACAGTTATACAAAGACAAAGAAGGCAAAGAGTCTGAATTCACTGGTTCTGTTATTCAGCCTTTTGAATTACCCAACCCAAAAGTAAGTGAAGACTATGGATTTGAAGAGATTTATCAAGAAAGATATGTAAGGATAACAAAGCTCTCCACAGAGTCTAACTCTACACTTATATCAAAAACAGTAAACGTTGCTAAGGTTACGGAAATTGTTCCTAGATCTTTAAATTATCCTTTTTCGGCCGTAATAGGAACAAAATTAGATTCCAGAACTTTCGGAGAAATACCATCAAGATCATACGATGTTAGAATGAAGAAGGTTAAAATACCGTCTAATTACACGCCTTTAAATCCTGGAGGAACAGATAAAAGATTTTGGCTTAGTGCTTCTGACCTAGAAGAAGCAGCAGAAACTGATCAGACAAGGATTTACGATGGAGATTGGGATGGAACATTTAAATTAGGCTGGACAGATAACCCAGCTTGGATAATCTACGACCTTTTAACAGATCCTTTAATAGGCTTAGGGGATATAATAGAAGAAGAACAAGTAAATAAATGGCAATTATATAAAATTGCAAGGTTCTGTGATGCTGTAGACAATAAGGGGTATTTTGAAGGAGTGTCTGACAATATAGTGCAAGCCAATGCCGAAAAAGGAGGCAGACAACCAAGGTACACATGCAACACTTTGTTTCAAAGAGACATAACAATTTATGATGCTCTAAATCTCGTAGCAAGTAACTTTAAAGGGCTATTTTATTTTACAGATTCAGTTGTTTCTTTTTCTGACGACAGAATAAAGGAACCAGTAATGGTTTTTACTAACACTAACGTAATTGAAGGTGTGTTTAATTATTCATCTTCCTTAAAAGATCAGCAATACAATGCTATAGAAGTAGCATATAATGATTCTCAAGATGATTACGAACCCAAGATAGAATATATAGAAAACGAAAAAGACATAAGAGAAAGAGGTATAATTAAAACAAAAGTTGACGCTTTTGGAACGACATCTAGAGCACAAGCTAGGAGATTCGGAAACCATCTTCTTTATAAAGCCACAAAAGAGAACGAAGATGTTTCGTTTTCTACAGGTCTAGAAGGAATACTTGTAAGACCAGGAGATTTAATTGTTATTGAAGACGAACTAAAAACGCTAACCAGTAATTTTGGTAAAGTTTTATCGGTAAACAAAGAAGATAAAACAATAAGGATATCTGATGTTTACGATAAAGAAAACTTTGAAGGTTATTTGACTGTTTATATCCCAACTGGCTCGCAGCAAATAGAAGATATCGAGGAGATATTATTGCAAGATAGATCAAGGCACGACTTCTTCACAATAAGGAACAGTACAGCAAGCTTTGCCAATAAGAATCTATCAGGTAAATATTCATTTGATTCTTACAAAGAAGGATTCAGAGAAAAAAAGCTTCAAGGCTTGAATCAAAAAGTATTGAGAGATGAGTACGCTTTTTACACTGGGGAAGAAAACGGAACAAAGCACTTCCTGTGGTATTCTACCATATACACTGGTTGGGTATTCTCTACAGGGGAGGCTTTTACGCACACCGAGACTTACGATAAATATATATCAGCTTTTAGCGGGGAAACAAATGGAGAATGGACGGAAGACTTCGCTAATTTCGACAATAGCGAGCTTAATTATGGCTGGTATAACTTTCAAATAAATGGAAACGGGAGAGGTTCAGAGGCAGTTTACTTAGCAGATTCATGGTTTGACCTTAGGGAAACACAAGGAGCAATAATAGACGCCGATATTCAAATAAATGAATCAAAACAAATAAGAAATATAAAAATAGCTTCTGGACAAGCCTCCAACGAAGAAAGTATCGGCTACACATTATACGTAGACCAAAACGACGAAAGCTCGATATTAACACCTTTGATTCCAAAGGGGTCTATATATAGATTTAAAACAAAAAATACGGCAGACAGGGTTTACAAAGTTTCAACAATAAACGAGAATGAAAATAACTCATATGAGGTTATAGCAAGTCAATTCAAAAGCGGGAAGTATAGAGAAATAGAAGAAACAAACTATTCGGATGAAAGCGTTTTTGTAGACCCTTATTCAAGCGATTACGAAGTGGACGGCTCTAGGTACTTTCCATTAGCAACACCAGAAGGCGTAACATGGACGGCTAGAAAGATAAATATTCTTGGAGGTGGCGGAAGTATAACTATAGAAGGTACTTGGAGAAATGTAAAAAATGCAACTGGATATAGATTAGGTATTAGACCTGCCTTTGAGGCGGAATACGAATATTATGAGACACAAGAAAGATCTTACGATTTTGAAGAAATAATTAACAACGGCCAATATAGATTGTCATTGCAAGCACTTGGAGCCGAGTATGATAATGATGATTATTACACCCATTATCTAGACTCTCCAATATATTATACGTCTATAAATATAGAAGGTATAGCTGAAGACACCGTAATAGACGGTGCGGTTTTAGACGGAATAACAATAAATTAATTTTATGAAAGATATAAAAGAATTCCAAGCAGGTTTTGATTACGACTCTCAAGATTTAACTTCTTTAGGATCTGGAAGCGGCGTTCATACAAAAAAAGACGTAGAAATAACATTTAATGTTATGGATAGAGATGGAGAAATTTTATACAACAAAGAAAATATAATGAAAAGTTCTTTTTGTGATGGAATCATCTTTGATATAACAGATGAAAATGGCAACATAGTAGAAAAAAATTTCCAAAGCGGACAAAGCAATAAGTTGTTATTCACAGAGAGGAGTAATGAATTAATTTTTGGAAATTATAAAAAAGATTTTGGAGTTATCGGCACAGTTATAGACGAAACAAGTGTTTATAGCCCTTCTGGATATGTGTCTTTATATGCAAATAATTTAGAAATAAGCGGCATAAAGGCAGCAGATAGTAATGGAACATCGAACTACGAAGAGTCTTTAGGTGTATTTTTTAGCGGGAATCTTCAACCCTCTGGATACTCATATACTGGCAAGATGTATAAATCTGCTGGCTATAATACATCATCCAAATACACTACATCTGGAGAAGTATTGCACGAAGGGGTTTACTACCCTTGGGAAGGTTATTTAACGTGGGAGTTTGATCCTGATGAATTATCTGGATACGTAAGTTACGATGATTTTTCTTCAGAATTTTCAGGTTTTTCCAACGAAGGCGCGTGGTCATTAGTCATAATGGACTACAGCCCTAACGGATCGTTCTTGATATCATCTGGATCTGAAAACTTTAGTAATCCTTTCGGAACATATTCGGACAGCATGGGTAGCGGCTACATACTAGACCACTTAAAAGAACCAGCTAGAACAAACAAAGGTATAGTTAAGTTGCCTTATTCAACTGGACAACTACCAGAAGAAGAAATACAGCTAGAAGTTAATTTATTAAATACAACTGAATATACCGAATATTCTCATATTGATCTTTATCAATACAAGGGAGACAATTTAGATTTAGAAGGTTTTACCTTTGTAAAAAAGATATCGGAAATAAAAGATAGCCTCTTCTATGAAAGTTATGCCGAAGATTTAGGCTTAGAATACAACAAAAATACATGGTTGAAATTTAAACCCTATTCACTTATAGGGGAAGGCGAAGAATATATAATAGGGCCATTAAATATGAAGAAATATATTGAGCCTTCTCAAAACATAGTCGCTTCTACAGAAATTAAAATTGATAGCTCTGAATCTTCTGCCAGCATTAAATTTAGAGAACAGAAAATAGACTCTGTATTACACTATGAATCTGGAGTGCTAGATAAAATCTTTGTCGATAAGGATAATCCTCAAACAACAAAGCCTATATATGAATCATACTCTAATGATACTCCAGAATATAACTCAATGGTCTTAGACGAAAACGGAAAATGGGAAAACACAACTTTTGATTATACTTTTGAATTCAGAAAAGAGGAGGATTTTTATTCTGTAGAATCCAGAAAGATAACTATAGTCCCGACAGGAACCTCACAAGAGCCTGGAAACTTTGGTTATCCTTTATTTAAAATAATAGATAACAAATCTCAAGATGACGCTGTAGACTTCCAGCTTTCTTACTTAGACAGCGGCATAATGCTTTTGTGTAATATATCTGGAAATGAATTTGACATTTTTAAATACTACAAAACATCAATCTAATTAAGAATCACCGTTAATCATAGAGTCTAAAGATTTCAAGAAGTCTTCCCTAAGAGCTTTAGGTACCTTAACATATTGCTTTTTAGCTCTTCTATAAACCCTCCTTGTCACCTCGTCCTGTGGGTTAATGATTTTTCTTATTCTTTTTGATGCTTGTTTATTCATAATTTAGATATATATGTTGTGGTATCTTTTAAGAAGCCTAGCTTTTTATAAAGCCTTTCATTTCTTTCTGATTTTTTTGTTTTCTCTACGCTGCTGATAGATATATATTCAAAACCTCTCTCTCTGGCGTAAGCGACAGCTGTTTTTAATAATTCATAACCAACTTTAGGGTTTTTTGAAAGCCAAACAAACTCAGAAAATATAAACTTATTAAATTTTACATTTTTGTCATTAGTGAAAATTATCATAGCGTCATACTTTCCCTCCTCATTTTTATTAGCCCAAACAAATACGTCCCACTGAAGAAGGCTTTCATGACCAAGGTTCCTGATTATAGATTCTTTGTCGTGAAGAAGACCACATTGATGGGCTTCGTTCTTGTTATCTTCCTCGAACAAAGAATAGATTTCATCTATTAAGACCTTGAATCTTGGACCAGTAAATACTCTTTCTATCATTTTGATAGTATTCCGATTAGCTTCCTGGACTCTTTAGCAGGAATATCCTTGAAAGAGCTCCAATTTTTAACCTCTTCGTTAACATACTTGCCGTCCTTCCAGAAGTCTCTCAGTTTCTCTTTAAACGAATCAAAGGAGTCTACGCTATGTTTGTCCCTCAAAGTCTTTTCAAGAAGCTCAGAAGGCGTTATAGGCGAATTGCTGGATGGTTGTGCAGGAGTTGAGTCTTGATCCTGAGAAGATCTATTGCCAGACTTATCGATCTCATCTGCACCTACAATGTGGATGTTAAGGAAGTTCCTAACGCAACGAACAAAAGCTCTATTGCAAGCAATGGTTTCTAAGAACTTCTCGCAAAATGCATCCGTGTTTTCTAGAGATGCGTTGGCATAATCTTCGTAACAAACATTGTTATTAGACGACTCATAATTGCCAATCCACTCTATATCACAACGAGCGGTAACATAACCTTCTTCTACGTTTCTTACATCATAACCTACGGTATGAAAACCTCTCAACCTAGCTAGGTCTTTGATACCCCCCAACATAATCAAAAGTTGATTGTCTCTAAGACCCTCTGTAGAGCTTGGAACTTGCTGTCCTCGCATGTCAAACCAACCCTTGTTGGGGTAGAGAAACTCTGGCTTAATCATAGCTCTCCAATTCACAGAGCCGTCCTCATTAAAAATGTAATCCACACAGTCAAGAAGACCATGTTGATCTCTCTTGTAAACATCTGGACCGAAAATCTTTTTAGCTTTTGGTTGTGTCTTAGTTGTTGTTTTCTTTGCGGCTTTTCTCTTAGTTGTTTTCTTGCTCATAAATATAAAAGTAATCTAGTTCTTCCCAGTAGTTAAGATTATCTATTATATTGTTGTCTGAGTCAAGGTTTTTTTTCCAATGGGATAAAGATTTGTAAGACTTATCACCATCTATAACGGTTTTAAAAGAAATGAACTTATCAGACAGGTTTAAATCAGAAGGCTTCTCTTTCAATGTCTCTATAAATTCTACATCTTGATCAAAATACTCCAGTCTCATTTCGTCTAATATATCTTGATTACTAACCAAGAACATAAAATCTATGCCTAGTTTTTTAAGAACTTCAAAATATATTTCGGGTATTTTAGATGGCACTTCTGAGGCTTTAAATATAATTCTTTTTATGTTCTTAGAAATTCTTTGCAATGACTTTAAATCCAGCAATGAATCTTTAGTAATTATATTACAGGCGTGATTTGTACAGTAATGAAACAAGGCTTCTTCGTTCATTACTCCTTCATCAAGCCTTATGTTTAAAACATTATTATCGAACAAGGGAGATCTGACGTATCGAGTAGGAATTACGTCCACCTGAAAATACTTTGTTTTATTTATTCTTTTTGTTTTAAAACCAATTTTAATATCGTCGGGAAAACCCAAAGCTTTAAGTATGGAACCAGCTACAACTTCTGGCTTAATATTATTGATTGATTCTTTAGGGTCAATAACTGACAAACAGGGTTTTTTATCCCACTCTGGAGCAAGGTCTATTTTGTTTTTTTTGCTAGCCCAATAAGGAGTAGTTATAGAGGGGTATATATTGCCATAAAGATTAACGACTGGAACTTTGCAGGAACTTGCATACTGTGTCAATGCATTGTCCACAGATATAAACGCCGACGCCTTAGAAATTATATAACAATACTTTCTGAAAGATAAATTAGGGTAGTAATGATCAGCACCTTCTATTAGTTTTTTGGAAGAGCCTATAACCACAACTTTATAACCGCTTTCTTGTAGGGTATTTTTGATTAGGCTAATGGCTATTTGATAGTAATTGTAATTTTTTGATTGTACATCTTGCTCGTTATATACAACGATATACTTATCAGGCTCAATAGGATAAAAATGCCTATTAACCATGGGCATAACTGGCTGAACTCCTAGGTTTTTTGAATATTCTTTTAATAGATGTGGCATTTTATTTTCCGTTGTGAATGTAACAGGGTACGTTTTGAGTTGTAGAACATGGGTAGTAAGCTGCCTCGAAGAAGCCTTCGTGTTCGCCAAAGCCTTCAAGAGAAACAGGGTTATCTAAAACATTCGAATAGGGCAAACATTTATAAACATAGCTGTTGTCCTCTACATACTCAAAAAACTCAGGCTTAGTGAATACATATATATTGTGTCCTTCATGTTTTTTCTGCAGGTTTTTAATTAAAGAGTTTATAAGCAATAAATCAGTAGCAGAACCAGGAGCAATGATAGCAACTCTTCTTCCTGCATCATCTTTAGAAAGTAGATCTTCGAAGGAAATTGGTTTTTTTAAATTTTCTCTTTTGGCAACATTAATAAAATGATGATACAGACCATTCTGATCTACTTGGCCATACATTAGTTTGGAGTACCACATCTTGTAACCTTTATTCCTTTCATCTACATCATCGTTCAAGATGTTTTTGTAAAGATTTATAATGAAGTCTTTATTAGATAGGCCTTCGGGCATTTCATAAAACTCATTGTATTGGAGGTTTTTTATATCTTCTGACTGATCTAAGTAAGGCATGGCATCAAATAGGTCTTCTAGCTTTTTGCCAATAACTTCAATAGAAAAGTTTTCTACAACCCATTGTCTGGATTTTTTTTCTTGCTCTTCTTTTTCACCCTTAGGCATGTTGTAAACAGTACTAAGCATTTGATTAATGCTGTCAGCGTCCGTTGAAGCTTTAATAAATTGAGTGCCAGGCTCTCTGTATTCGTGCCAACTTAGAGGTAAACCCCCACTCTCTTCAGAACAACTGTCTTCGCCGCAAGAATAATCCGTGACCAAGGTTATCAGTTCTGTGAGCTTCGCCTCTTGGACGGGTATTTCTTGCCCACCACTTGTAAATGGGTGACAATAAACATCCATCAAATTATATATTTCATTCAACTGAGTTTCCGAAACACCTTTCGAAACACTTGTTGTTTCTGATTCTTGTTTGTTGCAATGTTTGCATCTTTGTTTGCCCTCAGAAAAAGGCTTAACTTCGTAGCCTCTACAAGAAGGGCAATAATAAGTTGTCAATATATCGTCATTGAGTATACCTTTTTCTTCAATCAACCTAGTGATATCCCAACCTTCAGACCAGTTAGTGTGCAAAAGAAGCTTCGCTTCTTTATGTTCTTCTTTAAATAGTTTGAATCCATCTAAGAGATTAGGTACAGATTTTCTTAACTGATTTCTAAAAACAAAACCAATAATAAAGTCATCATTGCCGATTGCATTTTGAGTTCTTAATCTAGACCTGTCTTCTTCTTTTAACCTATTAAAGGTTCCTGTATCTAGAGAACCCCTAAGAGTCTTCACATTATCATAGCCCAGCTTTTTGAAAGCTTTTTCTGCAAAAGAAGACCAGACATAGTAATGTTCTAGTTTCGGTGCAAAATCAACAGCTTGAGGTAAAATAGGAAGACTGTCGAGAGTTGTCCAAATCATTGGGGTTACCTTACCCCACCAAGGTTTTTTATTGAAGTCTGTGAAAGCCCAGATATCTTCTACACCTAGATATATGTCTGGCCTAACCTCTTGGATTATGTTGTCTATCTCCAATCCTCCATAGCCAGCCGCTCGCTTGCTCTCCTCTGGAAGACCCTCTACATTATTAGGGACGGTCCCAAAACATTTCCACGGTAGTTTTTTTAAGGCTGGATCTCCAACCTTCTTCATGTTAGCAGCTTCGACAATATTGTATTTGCCAGTCTTGTAGAGATACTTTAAAATGTTTTTGCTGTTTTTGCCAAAACCCGTGAAGGCTTTACAGAAATTTGAGTGGATTAGTATGGTTTTTTTCTTTTCCATTATTTTGACATTGGGTTAAACTTAAATATTTCATTTAGAACATATTTAAAGTATTGACATAAAGCATAAGCTTCTGACATCTCAATGCCCATCCCAAATTTATTAGAGGAATTTCTTGTAACGGTAAAAGAATAAGCTTTTGTGCCATCTTTCTTAGAGTAAGGGTTCAATGATATCCCTGTTTTGTTATCATCGAAGCTATGAAAAGCACCAAACTTATCGTAGTTTTCTATAGCATAGATAAACCCTCCGATCTCGAACTCGTTAAATTTAACGATAGCACACTTGTCTGGATTTTTAGCGTTGCCAGAAAAGGAGCCGCTTCTTTTGTTGGAATCCCAGGAGAATTGTTTGACCGCAGTCATATAAAGACAAGGTTTTTCTGTCTTACCTTGAGTTCCAATCCTGAATCCGAATGCCGTGCCTGTATTCTGAGAGTTTGGTTTGTAAAATTGCATGCTGTTGTGTTTTAGATTATATTAAGCTAATAAATCGTTTTTTCTAATTATTTGTTTAGTCTAGGATCATCGTGGGACTTTGATAAATCTTTTCAAAGTTTTTTCTTATTGAATCATAAAACGGCAGTCTCTTGAAGCACCATTGGGCTTTGTCAAAGCTATAAAGTATAGAGGTTATTTTGTCTTCTCTTTTGTTCTCGAATAAACACTGCTCTATCAATAATTCGTTTATTTTTTTATACATAAAGACACAACAAGCAGCAAGCAAGCAAGATCTGAAGATAGGTTTTGATTTCTCGTAGTCTAAATTATTGATTTCACAATAATCTCTTATTAAACAGGTAAACATATAATTATCATACGAGAAATTCAAAGACATAAAACATAAATCAAGAAATCTATTACCAGAAAAACTGCAGTGAAAATCGTTAAACTTAAAAAGATCACCATTAGTAGATATGTTGTCGATATTTAAGTTGCCATGACAGAAATCGTCGCCTTTAAAAACATCTAAATCTAAAGATGAATAAAAGTAATCTTTAATTGGTTTTGTTATTTTTTCTATGTCTTGTTTTTTGTGAACTTTGTATATGCTAGTTTCAGCAATCTCTGGTATAGAGTAGCTTATGTCAAAATGTTTAAATATAAATTTACTATAATCAAGGAAAGAAACATTGCTATTAAAAGGTTTTAAGAATTGCAAACATTCAATAAATCTAAATCTTGATAAGAAAACAAAAGAGATCCCAACATCATGTATCGAAAAGCCCTTGTCGCTTTTGAATATTAAGTAACTTAAATTTTCACCTATTTTGTGGATCCCAGAGCCAATATACTCAGGTAAAATATCGTGCGTGTTGTTTTTTAAAAACTCAGCTTCATTATTTAAAAAGAAATTCTTATCATCGAACGAAACATTGACAGTATAACAATGGTCTTTTGTAAAAACATCAAAAGAATCGAAGTCCAGGTTAGCTACATTTGGCTTTATATCTAATATAGGTTCTTCTATTTTTTCTTTATCAAAAAGCTGCGATGCTAAACTGTAAAATAAATTGCTATCGTCAGTCATGCAACCCTCTATTTCCGAGCAAAAAAGACCGTTGTTGTAGAATTCTTTAGGTATCATCTCAGTTATTATAATAAAAAACCTAGGTATTTCTACCTAGGTTTTTGGGTTCAGATTCGTAAAAGAATAATCTATACTGATCCAATTTTAGAACCTTGTAAACGAAGCCCATTAAGGCTCGTTTTTGCAAATTTTCTTTTTGTTTTGGCATTGCGATCAAAAACAGTCACATATTGAGGACTCTCAGCAACAAACTGAGCATTAAGAGCCTCTCCAGCTTTTGTATAAAGACCGAAGAAACGACCTTTGCTGTTGCGGATTGCTTTCATGATTTTGTTTTGTTTTGTATTTGTCATATCTTCTTTATATTAGAACACTTTGATTGAGTTGTCAACACCTTTTATTGATATTTCTGAGTTTTCTTTCTCAGAAAGAACAAAAGTAGAGACTGGAACTTGAACTTCATTTTTAATGAATTTTTTTATGTCTCTTGCATGTAGTTTTTTTAATTTAATCATATTAAAAATAAAGTCTATTGTTTGTTTCTTGAACTTGAACTTTATATTTCTATTCTTATCTAATTTGTTTTTGATTTTGTCTAGCTCCTGTTTTATAATCAGCTTGAATTCTCTATCCGATAAATCGTCAAAGACAAATATATCGTTTATCCGCGCAACAAGTTCAGGTTTGAGATATTGATTTATGGATTTCTTATAAGAAGAATCTTTGTCTTCTTCGTCTTGAACAAAACCCATGCTAGTTTTATTAGCTTGTTTATGTCCTATATTGCTCGTTAGTATTACTACAGAGCTTGCGAAACTAATCTTGTTGTGTTTGCTGTCCTCAACATAACCTTCGTCAAGTATATGTAATAAAATATTGAGAATGTCTGGACTTGCTTTTTCTATCTCGTCAAAAAGTATAACCGAATTAGGGTTCTCAGAAAGAAACTTAGTCAACAACCCTCCTTCTTCATACCCAACATAACCAGCATTCGAACCTATAAGTTTATTGATTCCAGTTTTATCTTGAAGTTCACTCATGTTTATTTGAAGTATAGCTTTCTCATTACCAAAGAAATGTTTAGCTATTTTTTTTGCTGTGTGCGTCTTGCCTACACTTGTAGGCCCGACAAAAAACATACTAGCTAAAGGCTTATCGTCATCGACTAGGCCAGCTTTAGCACAAGAGAGGGATTTTTCTATGTTAGTTAAGATTTCGTCCTGACCAAAAACTTCGCTGGAAATCCTGCTGAAGAAAGATTTAAAACCGCTAGAACAATCCTTGACTTGGTCAATAGAGACATTTCCGTGTTCAGATATGATTTCGCTAACATCATTTTTTTTAATTTTTATAGGTTTTTCTTTTGAGGTCTCGAGTATTTCTTGAAAACTACCCATTACTTCTTTAAACTTATCTCTAAATTGATCTTCTGATAATGAGTCATCTAACATGGTTCTTACTAACTGCTTGTGAGGCTCTATAGCTTCTTTATTGCCCCTTCCGTTTCTAAGCTTAACCCTGGAACCTACCTGATCTAGAACATCAAAAGCTTTATCTGGAAATTTTTTGTTGCTCAGTAGAACATCAGAAGAATCAACTATGTAATCAATGATGTTTTTTGAGAATTTAACATTATGAAATTTCTCATACTTACTTTTACAGTTATAAAGTATACTTTTTGTGTCTTCTTTAGAAGGCTCTTCTATTTCTATTTCGAAAAACCTTCTTTTCATTGCAGCATCCTTGTTGAATATTTTTAAATACTCTTCTTTAGTTGTGGATCCTATACATTTTATATCTCCTCTAGCCAAGAGCGGCTTTAGCATATTTACAGCGTCGAGACCTCCTTCTTGATTACTTCCCGCACCAAAGAGTGTGTGTATTTCGTCGAAGAATAGAATTAATCCTGGATTATTTTTAGCTTGATCCAATATTCCCTTAAATCTTTGCTCGAATTGACCTCTATATTGAGTGCCAGCCAATATGGCACCTAGATCGACACTAAGTATCTCAACGCCAATTAAATTAGAGGGTACATCCAGCTTCGATATTTTAGAAGCCAAAGCTTCTACCACAGAAGTTTTACCAACACCAGCAGAGCCTGTTAAGATTGCATTGCATTTGTTTTTCTTCGATATAGTTTCTATAAGAATATCTATTTCTTTATCTCTTCCATAAACATCAGGCAGTTTGCCTTCGTAATAAAGTCCATTTAAACTAGTAGCAAAATCTGGCAAGGAATCGCCAACAGATGTATTAGATTTTGAATTTTCTTGCGTTTCATCGGAGAAAGAAACCGAGTTGTTTATAAAGTCATCTATAAAAGATGGAAGGATGGTCTCTTCCTCGTCCTTAAGAAAGGAATTCATCTCTTCTTTAAACATTTCTAGATCCAATATATGCTCATCAAACAATTCTAGAATGTAAGTAGAGTTGTTGATGACGGACAAGAACACATGCTCTATACCTATATAATATTGCTCTAAATTAGAAGCTGTTTGATTGGCGTCTTTTATAGTAACAGAAACCTCTTTATGCCAAGGGTCTGAATTACTATTAGCAAAGAATTTGTCTTGATGTTCTGTTTCCGCCTTAGAAAAACAGTCTAAAACATCCTGCTTTTTTATTGCCACCCCGTTATTTAACAAAAACCTCCTAAATTTAGGACAAGAATTCTTTATACAACCATACATTACATGAAGGTTGTTGACGTTTTTATGTTCTAAGTCTTTAGAAAGTTTAAAAGCATCTTTATAGGCTTTCTTCGCTCTTGGTGTTAGGTTAAATTCTTTAAATATCACGTTATTAAATACACTCATTTTATTTCAGAAAGTTTCATATAGATTTTTTCTTCTATAGTTTCAATTTTATCAATGAAAACTATATCTTCTCCGACACTACCTGTTATTATGGCAATGCCACCCTTCTTAGGTAACTTTTTACCAGAGTTTAGGTATTCTGTCAACCTTTCTTCTCTGTCTGAGTCTAAAAATAAACCACAAACAGAACCTAGTTCGTCTTGAAGCTCGACTCTAGCATATTTATTGCCGTTCCTGCTTGTTCTTTTGGTCACTTCAGTCACATCGCCTACAAACTTGACTCGTTTTCTTTCTTCTGAGTTTCTGACCTCTTCTGATGTTTTAAAAGAAGCCTCGTCGCCACTTACAAATATCTCTCTGATATTGTACGAATAGCTATAGCCAAGTAGCTTTGTCTCAAAATACCAATTAGCAAACTTTATGTGGCTAGAATTTTGTTCGTATATGTTTTTGTATGGATCATACTTTTTCTTGAAGGTATTAAATCTTCTATCAGGAAATAGAATTCTTCCATCGTCAGCAGGTGTGTCTTCAGACCTACAACTGTGTATTGTTTTTAAGATATCGAAATTAAACTTAGCTCCAAGCTCTATGACGTTTCTCTTTTCTCTGTCAGTCAAGATATTAAAGCTCTGAGCCTCTAAGACCAACCGACAACGATCAGACGACACAAAGGAGTCTAGTAAACCTGCTTGAATGAACGCTGACATTGTTCCAATATTTACTCCGCAGTCTTTAGCCGCAATAAATATATCATATTTATTTTCGAAGCTGGATTCTCTGAAGTCTATAAGGGACTCTATGACTTTATCAGAAACGCCTTTGATTGAATTTAGTCCATAACGAATGTTAGATCCTTCAATCTTAAAGTCAAAATCAGATAGGTTCAAATCTGGAGGGAGAAGCTTTATACCAAAAAAAGAAAGCTCTTGAGATATTTTAGCTATTTCTTCATGAGCGTTAGGTTCAAACCTAGACATCTTAAGCAAGCTCAAGAAAAACTCTTGGGGGTGATTGAATTTAAGGTATACCGTAATCGCCGCTAGGTAAGCGTACGAGATACTGTGCGATTTGTTGAATGAGTAATTGGCTGAATCTTCTGCAACTTTCCATAAAACATCTCCAATGACAGGGTCTAAATTCTTTTCTTTGATTTTGTCTTCGATCTTAGCCTTCCATGCTGGCATATCTTCGACCTTCTTCTTACCAACGATACGTCTTAACTGCTCTGACTCGTCCAAACTAAAGCCAACCTTAACAGCCATCTTCATCAACTGCTCTTGGTAAAGAGGAATGCCTCCAGTATAGCTAAGTATATCATCAAAGAACTCATGCACACAATTAAACTCTCCAGTTCTAACATAGTCAGCATACATATCTTTGAAGTCTAACGCTCCAGGTCTCGCAATAGCGACAACAGCCGAAAGTTGTTCTAGGTTTCTTGGAGCGACTTGTTTGCACACCTTGAAGTTTACATCAGCTTCAATCTGAAATAAACCTTTTGGTTGTTCTAGACAAGCTAAAGCAGCATAGATGCTTTCATCACCAGGATCGATCTCAGAGGCTTTGATTCCAATTTGACTACATGTGTCATTAACTACAGATAGTGTCCTCAGACCAAGTATATCGAACTTAACGCTAAGGCTGGCTACGTCATCCATATCATAACCAGAAACTAAAGCACCATCATTAGTCTTTTGCAATGGCATTATGTCTCCTTGGTTGTAGTAACTAATTGATATACCAGAAGGGTGAACTCCTGTGTTTTTAATTAAGCCTTCTAGCTTTTTTGCAATTTTGTATGACTTTATATTTTTATCAGCGAAGTTTTTAAAAGCCTCGCTTTCCTCATAAGCCGCATCGAGCTTGGCAACCTTGCCAAAGTGTTTAGGTATTGTGTCGCTGATTTGATTAACATCCATTTCAGACAACTCACCAACTATCTTGCAACACTCTTTCATACAGAGCTTAGAACTAAGCGTGTTGAGAGTTAAGATTTTTGAGGTTTTGCCTTCGTATTTGTCTTCAATATACTTAATAACTTCAATCCTCCTATCATAAGAGATGTCATTATCAATATCAGCAAGTAAAGAGCCGTCAAGGAGTACTTCACCATCGTGAAATATTTTCTTTGCTCTACTCTTGGAGACGAATCTTTCGAAAAATAGTTCATATTTAATTGGGTCAATGTTTGTTACACCTAAAAGAAAAAGTACTAAGCTACCAGCAGCACTTCCCCTGCCAGCGCCAGTTGGAATCTCATTGACTTTACAAAAGTCCATGATGTCCCAGTTAAGTAATATGTAATCAACGAAGCCAAGATCATCCAAAATGTCAATCTCCATCTGAGTACGATCATAATAATCTTTTCTATTGTCAGATTTAACCAAACCTTTATCTCTAAGGCCTTGTCGACACAGCTGTTTAAGGATGTCTAGCGAAGAAGCACCATGCTTTAATCCTAGATCATGTAGCTTTGAGTCGGTTACGCTGATCTCTGGGAGTTTAACTCCTACAGGAAACGGGGTTTTATATCTCATAGTTCTATATCGTAAAGTTGTTTGTGGAATATTTCGAAGTTCATTTCGATATCGTAAAGAGCATCATGCAATCTTTTAGGGTCAAAGTCAATCTCATATTTTTTAAGGAGTGTCAATTGTGATGTCTTTAATCCCCTTTCCCTGTGATTGAGCCATCTATACTGCCAATATATAAAATCTTTTTTATCCACGGGAGATTCTTTTACTATGGCTGTAGCTATAGCTTTTGTATCAATGATTCTGTTAATGTAATCTTGGTTCAAAGGCTCACCGATAAGCTTTCTCCAAACATCAATCATATATACATCAAAGCCTAGAAGATTTTGACCAACAATCTTGTAGGAATCGTCATACAGATACTTTGAAAATTCATCCCAGACCTTCCTTGGGTCTTCTGCGTTTTTCTCGTAGTGCGACTGGCTAAACCCTGTAATCCTCGCCGCATCTTTGGATACATTTAGATCATCCCATTTAATTAGCTTGTCGTATTTTTTTATTATCTTGTTACCTTGAGCCACAATCCAAGCGGCTTGCCAAGGTTTTGACTTCACTAAGTTTAAACCCTCAGTCTCGGTATCAAAAATTATATACTTTTGGTTTCTATTGTATCTTAATAAGTTGTTGTTCATTACTTGGTGTTTTCTATGTAGGATTCAAGACAAAACTCGTCACTAGAAAAGTGATTTAAGTTGGGGCATGATAATGTAGCTTGCCTACCAAAGCTTCGGTTGCAGAGAATTTTGTATGTTTGAAGAGCTTCTACATCTTCCTTGTTTTTGTAATAAATAGACTTTACAAAACTAATGGGAAAGTTTCCATCGGTAAACTCAATAACCTTCTGCTCTATTAACCTATCGTATGGCAGGTTATTTTTCTCAATCCAGAACCTAGGGTTTAAACCTTTGAGCTCTGGTATGCAGTTCTTAAGAAATAAGTTGTTCTGATGTATGAAGCTATCGTAAAAAGGGACCACAAGAGAGAGGGAATCGTTATCCCACAAAGACCTTAACTCTTCATAAGTGATGCGACCATCATTATCGACAAAAGCTTTAGAATAAATTTTATTCATCAACTTGCAACCATTGTCATCTAAGGCAAATATAACAGACTTGTGGTCCGAGTCTTTGCTATCAATCGAATTACACATAGTAATTCTCAACCCATAAGTTAGGTCTATATCATTTTTTACGCAAGCATTAAAAGCTTTCATAAAACTAGTGAGGTTATCCTCTACTAGAGTTAATGTTTTATAATCTTTATCTTTACATATCTGAATGATGTCATCAATGCGCAAAATGCTTTTCCCTGTCGAATAGGTTGACTTAAAAATAGGTTTAATCACAACCTCATTCTACCACAGGTATAAGATCTGTCAAGAACAATGAGCAGGACAACCAGGATAATATTTCATTTCATATGAACCTCCATCAGGAACCATATCTTTAGAAAACTCATCGTCAAAGCACGAACGAAAAAAGTTACCATCCGCGTCTTTGATGTCATAATAGAAAAAATCAAACTTCATTCCGCAATGCCACATTGGAGTACCGTCTTTCTTTAACTGACCCTTCTCTTTGGCAAAACCGCATAAAAGCTTACAACTAAATGACCCATCATCTGGAAAACCTTTGTATGCAGCCATGTTTTTGGTGGCCGACTTTTCAGTAAAATTATCTAAATATTTTTGAATCTCTGTCAAGTGATGCTCAAAACCATGAAGATCATCTTCGTCTAGAGGCTCCATTTTTACGATACCACTCTTCTTAACGTCAGGTTCCAATTCAAACTTTAGAAATAGAAACTCACTTTGTTTGTTTTTATATTCTGGGAAAAGATGTTTGACTGCAAGACTATACATTAAGTCCTGCATGTTATCTTCGGCATCCTTACCTTTGAAGGTGTCTTTGCTTGTTTTAAAGTCTCTGATCAAAGCATATTTTTTATCATGATAAAGGAAAAGCTTGTCAATAAAACCTCTTATTTTATATTTTACAGTGCCATCATTGACAACTATATGAAAATCTTTTTCCGAATGCTCTTCTGTAGGCTCTTGATCTGTATCCCCGAAGAAATCATACATCAAGCCATTAAGAGTCATCTCTTTCATCATTTGAACGTTAGTTTCGTCATCGATGCCTTCCCTGATAGCGTGTTTCATAACCAATCTCTCTATAGAAGGTACGCTGAAAATATCTAAAGTCTTCGTAATCTTATTGAAGTATTTTTTTCTTCTGGGATCCCCGAGAAGTTCAAAGATTAAGTGACAAATAGAACCTCTTCTGGCTCCATCATTACTACGATCAGGAAGTTTTAATTTATACTTGCACCAATAGAGCCAAGAGCAGCTTTCTGCAGTTTTGATTCTACTTGCTGATAATGTTGTTATTGGTTCACTCATTTATTTTTTTTGCTTTTTTAATGTAAGACTTAGAGAATTTATTCTCGTTTTTAGATACAAAGTCAAATATAAACTGTCTTTGTTTTTTGAAATCGACCTCTTGTTTGGACCACCGCTTTAAATCCTCATCCGATTGATGAGCGTCACCTAAATCATTAAAGCCTTTTGGGGGCACTTTAATTGAAAGTAAATCGAGGTCAAAATAATTAGATAGTTTTAAATAGTTTTTTATAGATGCTAGTAAACCTCTGTTAATTTCAGATTCAAAATCATTATTGCCAGCTATTACTATCTTATTGATTTCCTTGCCAGCTAAATAACTTACAATAGAAGAGCTAACCGACAAACCGAATATAACTATTACGTTTTTTATACCTTGATCATATAGAGACATTGCATCCCCAATACTTTCAACAAGGTAAACCTCTTTTGATTCAGTAATCAAACTATCTATTGTTTTTTCGTTAGGAGTATAGGCTGGATAAATCCAGTTATTCTTTTTTCCAATGTGTTTCCACTTAGCTGAGTTTCCATCATCAACTCTTCTGCCAGAAAAACCAATTATCTGTGAGTGTTCGTTATACACAGGAAAAACCATCCTCCTGTACATGTTGCCAGAACCAGCTAAACCAACTTTAAATAGGTTTTGAGTTTGTTCTGATATATTTCTCTTGTTATAAAAATTATAATTAGGAAATAGTTTTTCCAAAATAGAGTCTTCGTAAATTTTTTCCATTTCAATTAATGTGTTAGGTTTATATTCTTTTAAGCTGTCGGGCTTTGAATCTAATGATTTAAGTATTGAATTTAATTTGTCAGGGTTACCTTTGAGGGTAAGCTGAATTAATTGTTTGAGAGGCTTATGCCCGTTTTCTGCCACGTAGTCAGTCCACACACCAGTGTCTTTGTATATCTGAACTGCAGTCGAGTTGTTTCCGTCTCTGTAAACAGCACTGGTTCTCCAATGATTACCGCAATCAATAAGCTTATAACCAATATCCTCTAAAATTTGTTTATGCATATCAGACATTTTGAAAATCAGGCAAAGAATCAACCTCAGAACTGTCTATCTCACCGCCCTCATCCATTGACCTGGCTATATCTCGAAGATCTCCTCGCTCAGTAATGTTAAAGTTTTTAAACTCAAGATTAACAGAGTTCTTTCTTAGGGAATCTCCTATTTGTACAGGCTCTAAAGCACCAGCAATATCTTTACCAAGATGCCTTGACTTAATATTGATTAGCTTATGAGTGCCAAAATTTGCTCCCTCAACCTCGATTTCATCAGCAGTCTTGTTTCGAAGAATAAACATATGAGAACAGAACTGAATAATCCTGTCAGAAAGAGAAACAATACTTTCATCGTCCACAATGTTTTGAGCATTTCTGTTATTAGTTATTCCGTATCTATTTGACTGAACTGAAGTTATCATAGGTATAACAGGCTCTCCATCATGGAGGATCTCTTTCTGAACACACTTCTTAAACTTATCTACCATCTCCCCTACAATCTGCCACTCATTCTTATTATCAGAAGCTTCGCTTGTTGTTTTAATATAGTCAAAAGAAAAAATCATAGGATTACCTCTACCTACTTTTGAATAATAAAACCTCTTGAGTGTGTTGACCATTGAGTCAACATCCATGCCACCAACATTATAATAGTAAAACTTCAAGTCTTTAACTTTAGCCCATGTCTCTCTTACTTTCGTAACTACTTCTTCACCAGCTTGCCTCCATTTACCGCTTTCTAAAAGATGAGAGGATATACCAGATATAGAAGCGCACTGCCTCATTATAAGTTCTTCTTTGCTCATCTCCCCATTATCAAAATGAAGAACAGGCACATCATAAACCGAAGCAACTTGGGTAGCATAGTGCATACAAAACTGAGTTTTACCAACACCAGATCTAGCCACAACAACAGTAATGTTTCCTGGCCTTAAAATGGAACCATACATGTCGTTAACTTTTTTATGAGGCCCCATCATACCAAACTCTTCAATAGGATTGTTGCCCCTGTCCTCAATCATATATTCCATTTCGTCATATATATTGATAGGCTCATCTTCCCCAGTCTCATAAAGATTTATTCTGGAATTATAAACATGATCCGCTTTTTCTATGATCTCATGGTAAGGTGTCTCTGGAGAAACATTTTTCATTTGCTTCGCCATTTCTTGAGCAGCTTTATAGATTCCCCTCCTCACCGAAACTTTTTTCAACTCTTTAGCTGTCTTAATTAGGTTTCCTTTAGGAACCTTTCTTAGTGCTAAAGACTTGATGTAGTCAGATGGATTTAGCTTATCCTCAAAAGATAAACCTATACTAGCTATTCTCTGGGCAATGATAACCTCGTCTATATCCTCACTTGACTCTATAGCTTGTTTAACAATTGTAAAAATAGTCTTGTGAAGATTAGACTCTTCAGAATAAAAATCATCGTGATTTATAAAGTTAGCTATCTCACAAAATAGTTCTGGCTCTTTGATAAGAGCAGCTAGGAGTTGTTTCTCTAATTCTAAATTATAAATCATGTTTGTTTGTTTTCGGTTCTTCTAAATAAGATTCAATAGTTTTAATAAGACCCATCTCAATCAAATGAGATTCGCATTTATTAAAAATAATAGGGTTACCTTTCTCGTTAGAGTAGACAAGGAGAAATCCTTTGTATTTATCGGCAGAGCCTGTTAACTCATAAAGCTTATCTAGAAAGTTTTGTGGTATTGCAAATTCCATATTGTCGTCGACATTCATAAATATATATCTTGATCTTTAAATAGAGATGCGTTTATCTCATCAGTGCTGTAGACCTCTACCAATTTTATATCATTGATCTGACAGAAGTCAAGCTTCTTTTGATCTCTTTTGAGTTGTTCTAAGTATTTCAATCTGTTCTTATGAAAATGCTTTACATACCTAATGTGCTGGTCTCCTTGAACTTCTACTGCTACTTTTTTATTAGCATTATAAAAGTCCAAGGATAACCTTGTACCAACAATCCTGAATTCCTCAAAGACAACATCATGAATCCAATAGTCTTTTAAGAAATCTTTAACATTTTTCTGAAATTTGCTCCTACTTTTTTCTTCCCAATTAATTAAATATTTTTTAGCACCTTTTAGGTTTCTTTGTTTCCCAAATGGGTCTAAAAATTTCATGTTAATTCACCGATAGCTTTTTTGAAATAGTCAACAAGGAATTCTGAAAGCTCATTACTATCCTCGATAGCTTTGAATACATTAGCTTCACCTTGAATCTTTTCTGGAAACTCTAGATTATTCTCTGAGAGAAGTTCTATGAAATCTTCTGTAGTCTTTATCCAAGAGCCTTTTTTAGACAAAAATTCCCAAGCAAACAATAAGTCCACAATTTCTTTCTCAATCCAAATAGATGTGCCAGATGACCTTCCGTATCTTACGGGGTATGTTAGCCTTGTATTTGTTTTTTCATTAGGGGATTTTTTAATTGTAACGCTAGCAAAATGACCTACCGCTGGGTTCTTCTGAGTATCCATCTTTTTTATAGATGGGTTTTTTAAAATTATATCCTTATTGTATCTGGCTTCAAACTCAATGATCCAGTTAGCAAAGTGCAGTAGAGCGTTTCCTCCTGTAGCACTTGTTTGTCTAATGGGAGCTTTACTATATGGGTCTAATTTGATGTCCGCCCTAACCTGAGAAATGAAGATAGCCATGTGGCCTCTCTTAGCGAGAGCTATGGACATTTTCTTCATGAAGGTTCCAGCCACAACCGCTCCTCCAGCAATTTTGGCAGAGTCCTCGAAAGGTTTATCCATATCGTTTTTTAAGATTAGTCCATCTACAGAATCGAGAAGGAAGCAATACTTTGTTTTGTCGCTATTATTTGATACTAGTTGTCTCATTAGATCAACAACCGTTTCGTAGATATTAGACTCAAATACAAAGCAAGTGCCATCGACCCACTCTTCAGCTTTAGTAACAAACTTGACACCAGATCTTTTTTTCATCTCTGGAGAAAGCCTTCCTTCAGCCTTAAAATAAACAGCTTTTGAATTTGGAAGCGTCAGCAAAAAGTTCTTTGCTACCTCTAAAGCTTCAGAGGTTTTACCTCCCTCATTCATGCCGCAAAATCTATGCAATCCTGGACCGAAACCTCCGCCAAGATGCAAGTCAAACTGAAGTGATCCGCTGGAGATTTTATAATCAATTTCTTCTTCGAAATTGTAATGGTCTTCTTTATTTGATTTTAAGAAGCTTTCTAGTAGGTTGTTTGAATTTATTGTATCACTCATTTAAAAAGTCTTTTGTTGTTTTTGTTTGTTTTTTTACGGCTATATCTTGCCCTGTCTTTTCTCCTATATTATATTCTTGATATTTATTTTTGTCAACCCTGTAATTGAAAGCCCTCCACTTTATATCCATAGTTCCTTTTAGTTTGGGGCTAACTAAGTAAGCTAGGGACTTAAACTTTTTAGAAAAAGTGACAACACCAAGAAACTCAAGAGAGTAACGACTACTGAGGTCGTTGAGAAATTTCATTTCCCTCATGAAAAAAAACCTTTTGTTTTCCTTAGGCTTCTCCACAAGGCGAAAAAGTATTTCGCGCTTGTTTATTTTTTTCTCTGGCTTGCTTTTAATGGTTTTTTTAACCTGCTTAGAAAATATGTAGCCGCAATCACACACGGATTTTCTTGCCCCAAACTCCAGAGAGCATTCGGGACATTGTTTCTTTCCTCTGGGCATAGGTAGATAGTATCAAAGATTAATATCTTTGTCAACCATCTTTTTAACAAGACCAGGAAAGTCTGTTTTTCTTACCCACCCAAGTTCTTTCTCTGCTCTAGAAGGATCTCCCAATAGAAGTTCTACTTCTGCTGGCCTATAGAACTCAGAGTTTATCTCAACCAACACATCATTACCATGAAAATACTTCTCGTTAATTCCTTCTCCAACCCACCTACACTCTTCCGCGCCAAATCCAGCATAAGAAAAAGCCGCCTCCACAAAAGATCTAATGGTGTGGGTTTCTCCAGAAGCCAGTACATATTCTTTTGGCTCTTCTTGGTTCAACATCTTCCAGATGCCATCTACAAAATCTTCTGCGTCAGACCAATCTCTTTTAGCTTCTAGATTTCCTAATTGTAAGGGTTTAAATTTTTCTCCTACTCTGAGTTTTTTAAAAATATCTGCGACGCCTTTAGTAACCTTTCTCGTCAGAAATTCTTCACCTCTACGAATTCCTTCGTGATTAAAAAGCCAACCTTGAATGGCGTATAAATTATAACTTTCACGCCAAACTTTAACTAGGTGTCTTGCAGCCGCTTTAGATGCTCCATAAGGGCTTCTGGGGCGCAGTGGGTGCGTCTCGTCCTGTGGGGCAGTAACTACGTCACCAAACTCTTCGGATGAGCCAGCGTTGTAATAACGGCAATCTGGACAGTGCTTGCGTATCGCTTCTAATTGATAAAGAACCGCCATGCAATTTGTATTCATGTGGTTTTCTGGCATATCCCAACTAACTCCTACGAATGAATTGGCAGCAAAGTTAATAAAGAAGTCTGGTTTTTCTTTAGCTATAACACGATCTACATTTGACTGATCTGTGATATCAAGATCGATTAACTTGAACCTTGGGTTATCAGACAGATGTTTTATGTTGTCGTGGTTTTTTACTGAAAGTCGGCGTACTCCAGCAATTATATCGATGTCGGTATTTGCCAACAAATAATCTGCCATGTGACTACCGTCTTGACCTGTGACTCCTGTGATAATTACTTTCTTCATCTCGGAATATAATACAATAAATGATCTATATTTCCAGCCAATCTTTCATTTTAATGTCGGAGTCATTCGTATTGTTGCCAAACCAATTTTTAGGACAGACAACAATTTTGTTTGGATTATTGTTTAAATAAGCCCCCCACCAACTAAAGCTGCTGTTAGCTATAATGTTGTTGCTGCACAAGCTCATGTATCTAAGATCTTCTATATTAGAATTTTCCTTCATGAATATCTGGTTTTTGAAGTTGAGGTTTTTCTCGCACCATTTTATATCATCAGAAAAAACAAATACTTTACCCTTAGGATTAATAACTTCAAGGGCTTTCTCATAATAGTCTAAAGTCTGATGCGTGTGTATGCCTTGAAGCTTTAAGTAGTCGCCTCTTCTTATATGTATTGAGCATGAATCTGTAAAATCAAAATCGTTAAGCTCTGGAAATTTAAATGAATTAATAATCTCGTCCTTGACATTGTCAAAAAACGACTCCGACTGCCAATATCCATTTAGATAATAATTTTTATTCTTTTCGAATTTTATGTTTGAGTAGTAAAAGTTATCAAGAACCATTTGTACGCTCTTAGATGAAAACTCCTCAAAGATTTCTTTTGTAACTATTGGTATTTCTCTGTTGATTATATTGGGTAATTCATAATCACGGATAGATACCGAAGACATTATATCTTGACTATTAAAAAACGATGTGTCAAAATAAACCTCATGCTCTTTTGATAAAGCATATCCATAAGCCCACTGAAAAAGCTGGTTACATAACCCAGCCTGTATTTTAATGATTATCATTAAATATTTTTAATTGGAACTTGCTGAAATTTTTCTATAGTAACGCCGCTGTCTTTATGGAAATCTTTGTTTATATAGAAAGTGTCAAATGCATCGTTTTTTACGAAAAGATAATTATTATCAAACAGTATTTCATTGCATTTTGCAGTTGGCCTTTCTACAGTTAGACAATCAAAGCTATATATAGAAAAATCCAAAGACGATAAGACTCTTTCTTCAGAGCCCTCTACATCAAGGCTTAAGTAGTTTATTCTTTTAGGAGCATTATGAAACAGAAGTATGTCATTCAAGGTTTTCGGTTTCGATTCGAATATTTTTTGCCTTTCTTTTAATCTGTTTTGTTTTCCGTTGTCGGTATCACTAGCCACAATGCCTCCCAGCATTTTATTATCATATCTAAATACAACAGGATCATAGTTATCGCTAACAACAGAGTTTTCAGTAATGCATTTCCTGTTTTTTGTAAGCTGTTTAAAAAAGTCTGGATTGGGTTCTATACATATACCACTCCAGCCATATTCCTTTTCTAGTAAATAAGTATTGTTCCAGTGGACTCCTTCTGCAGATGCTAGATCCACAAAAAAGCCAGTGTTAGGCCTTCCTTTATAAACATCGTTAATAACCCATCTGTCTTGATTTTTTTGAGATAGAAATTTCATTTTTTTAAGTTGGTAAATTTATTTATGACTTCTATATAATCTATATTATGTCTTTTGCAATAATTTAAATGTTTTATTTTGTCTGGCCTTTCGCTTATTTTGTCTTTGTATTCCATATATCTTATTGCTAGGTCGTGCTCTAATCTTGGTATAAATATGCCGTTTTCTTTTATTTTGTCAGCAAGAACAATATCTCTAAAAGTTTTTTTAACTTTTATTTTAGATAGGTAGGAAAAATCGTCAGATATGTCAAATTTTATATCAAGTTTATTTTCTATAATGACGTCCACTTGAAAGTTTCCATTTCCCTCTAAGTGATTTTTGGTTTTAATTTTGTATTTTTCAAAAATAAAAGAACTAAGTTTTTTAGCAAATGAATATTTATTTGCACACATTATATCTACATCGGAAGGAACGTTATAAAGTGGAAATTTGTCATCTAGTTTTAATATACAATAACCATCCATAGTTTGGAATACATCTAATAGATCTATTTTATTTGTAAACATTTTGCTTTTTTGATTCCTTTGCTGATTAATATTGATGCTCTGTGAGTCCCATCTAAGATGATTCCTTCTGAAGTAGTCAGGATATATTGTTTTCTGTTTTTTTCATCCAAGTAGTCTTCTTTAAAGTTTTTAATTAATTTATCGAAAGAGCCTATAAAATGATCTTCTTGTAATTTATATCCAATGTTCTTTTTAACATAATCACAATAATCACTTATGTTTCCAGTAACATATTTATAATGAGGGCTATTTTTTACAGCTGTAAATCCAAAATCTATAATATTGCATCTTAACGAGGTCAGCTCTAATTCTTTTAACTCAAATTTTTCAGGTGTTAAATGATAGGGTATGTTATAATTTAAGTTCTCATACCTATTATAGTATTGAACAGAATTCATCTCAAAATAATTTAATAAATAATCAGTTTGTTCTTCGTAGTCAGTAGCATGTATGCAGTGATCATGAGAAACACCCGTTGGGAGTGGGTTTATTTTTTTGTTTCTATCTTTAAATTTAGGGTTATATAGGGACCTTATTTTTGTTTTTAAATCGACTAAATTTTGACATTGTTTGTGCGTGAATTGACCAGAACCAACAATTTTTTCTTTTGGCCTGAGATTTTTAACAAGAACAACCATACAATTTTTAGGTTCTTTGGTTAAATAATTTGATTTTGATTTTAAATGTTCCCAAGGAGCCGTATCGCAACTGTAAATATCCTTTAAGAAAACCTCAGTATTTTGGTATTCATGATATTTGAGTCTTACTATTTTGAAATTTGTATCATCTCTTATCTCGCTAATTATGTTTTCTATAAAACTTAATCCGTTCCCCCATATTATTAGTATATCATACCTCATTTTTTTGAACTTTCTTGTTGTTTGTGTATCCTATAAAAAAGAAGAACCTCGTCAACTATGTAAAACATATGTTTATCAATAGACCTTTTCCATAAATCTAAATCTTCAGCTGGAACTTTACTAATGTCATACCTGTTATCTTTGTCCAACCAAAACTCTTTGCTCATTCCTACCGAGGGATGAGCTATAACATTATGGTTGTTTTTTAAATTTAAAAATATAGATCCATACTTGGTTATGTTCATTTGGTGAAAAACTTCATCATCTTCATTTATATAACAAAAATCAGAAGATACTAAATCATATCCGTCTTCTAGATACTCTAATTGTTTCTCTATCCTTTTTTCGCTATAGTAATCATCTAGATTTGTATTAAAAATATAATCGCAACCATCTTCAAACGCTTTGGAAATTATAAAGTTCATTGCGTCTGCATAATTTTCTTTCTTTTCGTGAAAAAATACAGAATCGTCAAGTAGCCTTGGTTCAGCATTGTCGCCGTAGTTAATTTCATAAAAGAAAAGATCTTTGTAAGACTGATTCCTTATAGAGGATATGCACTTATCAATCCATTTTTTTTGATAAATTTTTTCTATGTTCTTGTGAAAAAATATAACTCCTACCTTCATTTTAAGATCTTATTTCTTTGTGGTCTTTATCTAGAGCTATTAACCTAGGTTTGAATGGTGGACGCAAAGACTCTCCATAACAATATCCTGGGTCTAGTATTTTAGTAGGAGGGTTGTCTATGAAATACCTATTCATATGACTTTCATCATGCCATACCGCTGTTATCTCATTTTCGAAATCTTTCTCTATGTTTTCATAGCATGTCTTGCACATCTTTATATATTCGTCGTGAGAACCTCCATTGAATCCACCAGCAAAATACTGCATGTTTTCAAACATAGAAACATAAGCAGTTGAGTTAGGGTTTGTTTCTGGAGTCCCCCTTCTCCCATAAAGACCTGGGTGTTGAGTGGCTACTCTGTCACTGAGTATTTCTGGTCCGACATGATCGCAAAACCGCATATCAGCATCACAATAATAAAGATAATCCATATCTTCAAATGATTGTTTGTTTGAATGAAATATACCATACTGGGCCATTGGCATGTATGGCCAAGGCTTGTGTTCTGTATTTATGAGGTGAACTTTACGCTCTGTATCAACATCTAAGCTTTTGTCATCAGTAAATATAAAGTACTCTACTTCGTAATCTCTTAAAAAAAACTCGTCCGCCCCCTTTATTAAGTCAGGAATAAATCTTGTATACTTGTTGGTAGCTAAAACAAGAAAGCCTATTTTTTGTTTTTCTTTCATTTGTCTAAAAAGTTTAAAAGCATTATGAAATCAAGACACTTGTTTTCGTTCATTTCTTCTGGTTTCTTTTTATATGCAAACCAGTCTTTGTAATAGTAACTGTGATCATAATGCCAAACAGTATTGTTTTCGTCAAAGCTTATTCTGATTGCAGCTTCTTTAAGCTTAACAGAGAAGTCTACGTCCTCGTTGTAATCGAAACCATTTAGTTTCCCATAGAAGGGAATCTCATTACTCCACTCTACCTTATCAAGGAGTGATTTTTTGCACACAGAGAAGGCTCCACACTGGTAAAGTAATGTGTGTGGGTCAACAGTCTCATCAAAATCGTATGGCACCATCTTGTGTCTCGGTAAATATATAGCTCTGTCATAATACCTGCCGCCATCTGGAAGAAATATCTTGTTGCCTAGAACTTCCCACTCTGGGTTTTTGCTGTGGTATTCTTCTAGCTTAAAGAACCAGTCTTTAGGAAAGAGAACATCATCATCACAATGAACTATGATGTTTCCATTAGAGTTTTTTGTACCTATGTTTTTTCTAGCACCTAGGTATTTATTATATTTATTGTCCTCTACAAGTTTAACACCAAGATCTTTAAATTGATCTATGTTGTCCCCAACAATGATAATCTCATAGTCGTCTTTTATATAGAAGTTGCTTTCTATAGACTTAACTGAAAGCCTTAGTTCTCTAGGGCGTTTCCCGTTAGAGATAATGCAGAATGATATCTTGGGCTTTAGATCCATAAAGGATCATAAATCAAATGCCCTCTTTTTCAACTACCTCACAATCTTTTAGGTGGTCATAACCTTCAAAATAGTTTTCGTCTTCGATGATTGATGATTCATCCCAGCCCCACTCACTTACAAGCTCTTCTTCGTCCCACTCAATAGCCTCAGAAGAGACAGACTTGTTCACAGGCTTCTTACTCCACATCTTACAAGACCAGTATCGAGGCGAGGTTTTGTCTTTTGCAGTATCACACTTATGTCTAGCCCTGAAGCTTCGGCGACGATCAGGGTCATCTCTTTTGATCTCCATATTTGGGTCGCCAAACTTAACTACAATAACGTTTCCTGTTTTGGGGCTTTTAACATAAACGCCAAATTTCTTTTTCTCTCCTTTAAGTCTAAAAGGTTTGTTCAGGGTCTTTTTCTCAGCTTCAGAATAAAAAAGATCTTCGCATTTAAAGTCCTGATCCCATTTTTCTAACCCCGCTTTTATGAGATCTAAACAAGCTAGGTTTAAATCTATATCCGAGAACTCATCAAAACTATAAATGTCTTTGTTTGGGTCTGAATCCTCCTCACTTATAAATATATCTTTATCAGCAATGCTATACTGTTCATCAACGCTATATCCTCTATTCATTTTAAGAAATAGATTGACTCTAGCTAATGCCCATTGGCATCTTGTTTTGTTGGCAACAAAACATTTGTCGTAAGAAGCAGAACCTCTATAGTAAACTTTTTTTAGTTGAGCTTCAGTCACTTTGACTTGGCACTCATCATTATGTTTTTCTACTTTATTGGCTATAATAGAATGTATAATATTTGACTTATCATCCAAATCTAAAGATAGATCGAGAGGATTGTCTTTCCATTTTTTAATTTGCTTAGACAAGTCGTATTCCATAGTAATTCTTTACACTAAAATTTTAAAATAATGAAATCTTAACCTTCGCAAGATGTACATTCCATAATAGATTGTGCCAGAGCTTGGCTTGGATTTGTGCTTCTTTGATAATAAAATCCTTTAAGACCCATTTCCCAACCAAAAATCATAAGATCGCTGACTTCCTTTGGCGATGCTTTAGGATGAACCATTAAGTTTAACGACTGTCCTTGATCAATATATTTCTGGCGTTGGGAGGCTTGTATGACAATCTCTTTCTGAGATACTTCTGAAAATGTTTTGAATACATCCTTTTCGTGTTCATCGAGAAAGCCCAAGTGTTGTACTGATCCGTCCTTAACCAGAATAGATTTCCATACAGCTTCCGTATTTTTACCTTTAGATTCAAGCAATCTCTCTAGGTGAGGACTTCTAATTGTAAATTTTCCTTTTGCAGAATTCTTTGTATAGTAATTAACTGTAGGCTCAATCCCCTGAGATACTTGACCTAGTATAAGCGAACTTGTAGTTGTAGGAGCAACAGCCATTGTTGTTGTGTTCCTGCGACCATAACCTTTCAACACCTCTGGTTCTCCAAAGACCTTCGCTAGTTCTTCGGTAGCTTTGTCCGCTCTTTCTCTGATTGTTCTGAAGATTTCTGCATTTTTCATCTTGGCTTCCATGCTTTCAAAAGAAATCATGTTCTCTTGCAAATAGGAGTGCCAGCCAAGAACACCCATTCCCAAAGCTCTGTGACGCTTCGCAAAGTTGTGATCAAATTCCATGTAAGGGATATCCTCAGTCTTATTAATATATTCTTCCATTACCGAATCAAGAAAGTAAACCATTGTTTCAATAGCATCGGTCTCAACAATCTCATCCCACCTCTCCAAATTAAGAGAAGACAAACAACAGACAAAGGATTCTTCTGGTGAAGAAGGTAGCGCAATTTCGTTACAAAGATTTGAAGCATAGATCTTCATGTTTTTATCTTTATAAACTTGAGGCGCGTTTTTGTTGGCTGTATCTTGGAAAAATAAATAAGGATAGCCAGATTCAAACTTCTTCTGAACGATCTTTGCCCAGATCTTTCGCTTATCAATGTCGCCACCTTTCATACCTTCCATCCATTCATCTGTAATCGTAACAGCAAACGATAGATCCTGGATAGGGTGTCCATCAGACCTGATACGGAGAAACTCTTCGATATCTGGATGGTCGACAGGAAGATAAGCAGCAAAAGAACCCCTACGCACACTACTCTGAGATACTACAGAAGTAACCTTATCAAATAATTCCATAAAATGAACAGAACCAGAAGAGCTTCCTCCTGTGCTAATTGACTTGCCTCTGCCTCTAAGCTCACCAAAATAACCAGAAGTTCCAGCGCCGTGCTTGGTTTGCATACCTACCTCAGACTGTTTCGTTAGAATGCCTTCCATTGTGTCTGGTACAAAAACACCATTGCAGGAAACAGGCAAGCCCCTATCTCTCCCATAGTTAGCCCAGACAGGACTAGATAAAGAAAAGAAGCCAAGAGACATGTAGTGCTCAAATTTCTCACATAAATCAGAGAATTTGCCCTTATGTTCGATTGGAGCCCTAGATTGAAAATCTTTTTGAAAAGTTTCACCAACACTGAGCACTCTATCTATTAAAGTTTCACCATCAAGATATCCTCTGTTTAAGATCTTCTGCGAAGTTTCGTTGTTCCAATAATATTTTTTCATGCAAATACGCTGTCTAAGTCAAATGTTTGTGATTTTTTTGAATACTCTACGGGGCGAGAATGGAAGAAATCTGTAGAGTTGTTACCCATCAACTCCTCTTCAAACCACATTGTATCTTTAATTAGATCATTGTCAATATCAAAAGCCTTTTTAAATGAAATTTGTTCTAGGGATTCATTTATTCTAGCTTTGATAAATTCTTTAAGAACAGGAGCACTGAGGCCCTTCTCATCAATACCATTAACCATCCAATCAATAATTTTAGCTTCTGCAATATAAGCTTGCTCGGCTTCCTGAAGAATTCTTTCCTCTAGTTCGGCATCAAAAAGTTCTGGATGTTCTTCTCTTATTGTATTGATGATTTTAATTCCTACTTGGGCATGAATGTTTTCTTCATTCCTTGTATACCTTACTTGTTGTTCCGTGTCCTTAAGTACGTTTTTATTTCTGGAAAACCAATTGATAACATAGAATTGACTCATTAGTGAGACGTTTTCGACAAACAAGGTAAACAAAATGAGAGCATACAAATACTGCTTCTTAGAGTCCTTGTAAAACCTGTGTGTATATTTACGTAAATAGTTAACGCGACCCTCAATAAAGTCTAGCTTTAGATTTTCTTCGAATACATCCTCTAAACCAAGAACCTTAAGTAGTCTTTCATAAGCATTATTGTGAATGACCTCTGTATTGGCCATGACATAACCAAGATCAGTAAGGGAGGGGTGAGGTAGGTTGTCTCCTAGTTTAGCCCAGAATTTTTTGACAGCAACTTCGATTTGACCAATAGCAGAAAGGGTTCTTATTACGATCTCTCTCTGTTGATCGTCCATTGTAATATGGAAATCTTGAACATCAGAAGAAAAACTGAACTCTTTATCAGTCCAAAATCCATTATGCATCACCTCAATAAATTCTTCTGCCCACGGGTAATGGTTAGGTTTTCTTGATATCTGTTCTTCGAATATGCTCATCTTTGTTTTTCTTTGTTTTTATTGTTTTATTGATACGTCGGTTTTTGGTTTTCACCCCTTTTTTCCCCGCTGTGGTAATTTACACTTTAGCTAGAAATTTGTATGAGTCAACTAGAAAATATACTTCTTTTTTTAATTTGAAATCTGAATTTTGAGAAAGTGAAAAAAAAACTAGAAAAAAATGGAACGACTTTGTATAATAAAACGTATTCAACAACACTTCCGATAAAGTTATTGTTTACGATCTTAATCGAAGACTATTGTTAACCGATTACTTCTCGATATTTAAAATACTTACCGATAAGTTATCTTACTAACCGTAAAGTATATACTATACGGTAAAGTATATTTAAATATCTCAAAGCAAAGCATTTGAAAAATGCCTTGTTTTTCAATAAAACTTCTTGACTTTTAATTATATATCTCTTATACTTCAGGAACAATGAGCTTAAAGCACGATTTTAATATAATTTCTATATCTGGCAATGCTAGGTCAGGTAAAGATACTCTAGCTAAAAACATGTCTAGCATCCTTGAAGAGGTGGGTATTAAAACGAAAATTGTATCCTTTGCCAATGAGTTGAAAGAATCAGTAAATGAGTTCCTTTTAGAACAAACTGGAATTTCAGCTTTTACAGAAGACGACGAAGAAAAGAAGATCATAAGACCCTTCCTTGTTTGTTGGGGTACAGACGTCATCAGGAAAATAGATGATAACACATGGATAAACAAGCTTGAAGAGAACTTATGTAGTGATTCAGTTAATATAATTACAGATTTGAGATTTGAAAACGAACTTAAATGGGTTCAGAAAAACAAAGGCCTATCTGTTTTTATAGAGAGAGATGGTATTGAACCCGCAAATGAATACGAAAAAACCAATAACCTCCTGTTAAAAGAGTCCGTAGACTTAAACTTTACATTTGGTAACTTTGAAGATAAAAACATTTTAAGATTGACATCTGTTGAAATTTTGGATAAACTAATAAACGAAGACACACTTAAATTATGGAAAGCGACCTGTCCCTCATAAAAAGAATACAAGAATCAAAAGACAGTCAAAGCCTGTCTGAGTTAATAAATAGACATTCTGGAATCTATGTATACATAGTGGATCAATATTCAAAGAACGACCGAATAAATATTAATAAAAAGTCTATTATAGACGATAAGGATTATATGATATATAAATCCGCTTTAGATTATGATCCAAGTAGGAATAGCAAGTTCTCTACATTTTTGGCAAACCAGACTAAATGGAAATGTCTCAACGAGATAAACAGGAAAGAAAAGAGAAATGTCCCGTTAGAAAGCATACACTCAGATCTATCTGACGAGGACGATTCCCTTGTTAAGCTTTCGAAAATAGAAGCCTTTGACATATTCAACTCAATGCTGAGAGAAGAAAAGGATAAAAGAGTGAAAAAAATCATTGACATAAGATACAATACAAGCAATACTAAGTTAGTGGCGTGGAAAGTTGCAGCCAAAGATCTTAACCTTAGTATACAAGGTTGTATAAATATCCACGACAGATTTATTGAAAAAGTAAAAAACAAATTAGACGAAAATCATGTATAATACAATAGTAGCAGCAGGACACCTGGCATCAGACCCAGAGATGAGACAAGTAGGAGACAACAAAGTTTGCAAGATCAGGCTTTGCGTCTCAGGCAAAAGAGCCAAAGAACCGTGTTTTATTGACGCGGAGCTTTGGAACAAGCAAGCCGAAACAGCAAATCAGTACCTTACTAAAGGTCGACCGATTATTATTCAAGGGGAATTGAAAAGTTCGTCTTGGGAATCCGAAGGCAAAAAATACAACAAGATGTTTATTTCCGCCTCCACCTTCCAATTTATTGGGGGATCAAATGACTCAGACTCAAAAACAGAAACTAAACAAGCTGTAACAGCAGGTTCTGTCGACGAAGATATCCCGTTTTAAATGAAAATCTTAGTAGACGCACCTCTAAACTCACTGAGCCTTGGTAATGTTTCCGTAAACATTATCAAGGAGCTCAGGAGTAAGGGTCATGATATTGCTATCTGGCCTATGAATGAATCGAGTATCGATTTATCTGCCTACGATCTTAGCAATGATGACAAATCATTCTTTCAAGATTCCATAAACAAGAGGTTTGATTTTTTATCTAGCGATATTCCATCCCTTAAGATATGGCACTTGAATGGTTCTGAAAACAGAAAGAATGCAAAACAATATCTTTATACATTTTATGAATGTAGCGAACCAACAGATATTGAGAAGTCTCTCTGCCATGCACAAACTGAAACAATTTTTAGTTCTAGTTACGCTGCAAATCAATTTGACGGCACATATGTACCCCTTGGTTTAGATCCAGAATTCAAAAAAACTGACAAAAGTTATTTGGAAGATGTTGTTCATTTTGGACTGATGGGAAAATTTGAAAACAGAAAACATACAGCAAAGATAATTCAAACATGGATTAAAAAATATGGAAACAATAACAAGTATCAATTAACCTGTTGTGTAACGAATCCTTTTTTCAAAGAAGATGAAATGGCCCACATCATTAGTAATACCCTAGGAGGAAATAGAATTAATAACATTAATTTTTTACCTTATCTTAAAACTAATAAAGAAGTTAATGAATTTCTTAATGCTGTAGATATTGATTTGACTGGTTTGTCTGGCGGTGAAGGTTGGAATCTTCCAGCATTCAATGCTACTTGCTTAGGCAAGTGGAGTATTGTGCTCAACGAAACATCTCATAAAGATTGGGCTAATAAAGACAATTCAATTCTTGTAGAGTCTTCTGGTTACATGGATGTACAAGATGGTAAGTTCTTTATGAAAGGCACTCCATTCAATCAAGGCATTTTTTATAACTGGAACCCCGATGAAGTAATTAGTGCTATGGAAAAAGCAGAAGCAAAAGTGGGACAAATTAACTCAGAGGGACAAAAATTAGCGGACAAATTTACCTATTCAAAAACAGTTGATGGTATTTTATCCCGTATTTCCAAGGATTCTTAGTTGGCATGACATTTGCAATATAGATATATTATGACATCAATCATTAATGAACTATTGAATATTGACAGGGCTTACCAAAAAGAAACTAACTTGGTCAAAAGCAGCGATGACGTTTATACTGTGGAATTTGAACTCCCTGGATTTTCCAAGGAAGATGTAAAAATCACAGTTACTGACGAAACATTAACAATTAAAGCAGAGAAAGGTGAAAAGAAGAAACCTCCATATCGTGTTTCTCTTAATAACTTGGTTTCCTTAGAGGGCATTTCATCTAAAATGTCCGACGGTTTGTTAACAATTACAATGCCAAAAAAAGAAATCAAAAAAACCTTAAGTATCAAAGTCGATTAGTATCTTTGATTATCAAAAACAAATCAAGCGGGTGTAGTTGAAAAACTACGCTCGTTTGTGTATTATATGTTGTGGCTATTTATATTTACAAACACCCAGATAAAGAAAAGTATATAGAAGAGGTTCAAGGAATGAACGATAAGCATGTATACTTTGATTCTGACGGCCTTGAATGGAAAAGGATATTCACTATACCAAACGCTTCAATAGACTCTCAGATCGATCCTCATAGCTCTAAGGACTTTGTAAACAAAACTGCAAACAAAAAAGGATCTATGGGAGATATTATGGATTACAGTAAAGATTTAAGTCATCAAAGAGCCGAAAAAAATGGAGGAATTGATCCTATAAAGGAGAATTACTACAAAGACTATTCAAGCAAAAGAAATGGAGCCAAACACATGGACCAAATGAAAGACGCAGTTAAAAAGAATAGTCATATAAATGTTGATTTTGATTAATTAAGTCGGACCGACTTTATTTAGATCCGCATCATCCGCCGCCTTTTATTATTCCAAATTTTTTCCCAAATCTTTTATACCAAGATTGAATGGCATCACCAGCTGAATGGCCCATAGTTTTAAACTCTTGACCAAATTCAGATCTGTAACAGGCCGTCCAAATACCAGTTTCTTTATCTTGTTTTAAAGATGGTTTTATATTCATAAATCAAAAATGATATTTAAAGAATCCCAATTAACTGGATTTCTGTCTCCGTAAGCGTTATACGATGGAGTATAACTTTGTCCAGCATAACTGGCTTCCGCTCCAACGGGAGCGTGTATTGGATTATTATTTGGGTCGTTGATAAACTTTAGAGGGAAAGCATCTACTCTTGTCAAAGGAGCAGTAGTACTATAAAACTTAAAAGTACTTATAAGGTTACTGTCATAGAAAGCGTAACGGCCCAATTGTTCCAATGAAGAAGGAAGTATTATTTCTCCACTTATTCCTAGGCATCCTTTAAAAGCTCCATTGAGTGCATTATAGTTTCTTAACGATCCTCCTATATATTGTATTCCTTGTGGAAAACTTACTCCGCTTATAGAAGTGCAATTCATGAAAGCTTCTGCATCTACTACTGTTATGTAGCTTGGTATTTCTAAAGTTTGAATATTATTACATCCTTTAAATGTGCCAGCTGGTATTTCATTGTAACCAGAACTCCAAGAAAAACCAGTAGTATTAGTGCAGCCCTCAAAAATGTTTGTTCCCATTAAGGTTACAGTGTCTGGAATTTCTATGAACTCAGGTAGAGAGTCGCAATTTTTAAATGCAGCAGTTTTCAGATTTGTTATTTGATTTAAATCTAAACCACTCATTGATGAACAACCTTGAAATGCACTAGTGCCAATTATTTCTAAATTATCTTCTGCGTAAAATTCCGTTAACGCACCGCAAAATTGAAAAGAATTACCGCCTATTTCAGTTAAGTTTAAACCTGAAATTATACCAGTTAAAAACGAAGCAGAGTAACACAAACTATTGCTTGTTATTGTTATTGCGTTTGGTATTGTTATATTTTCAATGGCTGTATTTTGAAAAGCAGAGGTTCCCATAGACTGCATAGTGGGAGGAATTAAAGCCCCAGTTAAATTTAAGCAGTTGACGAAAGCGCTGCTTTCTATGGATGTTATATTTTCTAAATTTATTTCCCTTAGATTAGTGCAATTTTTGAAAACGCTAGACCGAAGATTAGTTAAACCAGACCCTAGAACTACACCACTTAAATTATCTGAATTAGAGGCAAAAGCGCTTACTCCCATATAGGTTACACTGTCTGGTATAGTTAAAATTGACTGGAATCCAGATAGATCACAAGAATTGAAAGCTTCGTTTCCTATAGATACAAGGTTTTCTGGGAAAACACTCATAGACTTTAATTCATGGCAAAAATTGAAAGCATCCTCTCCTATAGTGAGTAAGCTACTTGGCAGATCTAGGTTGTTAAGAACACTGCAATTCTTAAAAGCACTGGTTCCTATATATTCCACAGAAATATTTAAATCTATATATTCCAAACTATTACAGCCTTTGAAAGAACTGCTGCCTAATGCAGTTACATTATCAGGTAATAAAACATTAGTTAAAGATGTGCAATTTTCAAAACAAGAGGATTGTATTGTATCATAATTACTATTTTGGCTAAAGTTAATAAAACTCAAATCATAACAATTTGCAAAAGCACTATTTCCGATATCCTCTATACTATCTGGAAAGCTAACACCGCTTAAGTTTACGCAACTACTAAAAGCTGAAAGACCAATGGTTGTAATAGTTTCGTTAAAGTTAATTCCGCTTAAAATATTGCAACTTGCAAACGAGCTACTTCCTATTTCTGTAATATTTGGCACTAAATTGAGTCCAGTTAATTTAGTACAACTAGAGAATGTAGAGTCTTCTATTTTATTGTAGGATGGATGATCATTAAATACTATACCATATATATCTGTGGCAAGAAAAGCGCCAATACCTACGGATTGTAGGTTTGGAGTATAAATTATTTGACCACTTAAATCATAACAAGCAGAAAACGAACTCGAGCCAATACCACTCAAAGTGTTTGGGAATGAAACCCCAGTCAAAGAATAACAATTTGCAAAAGCACTGTTACCAATATACTCCAAACCTTCTACGAAACCAACGTTAGTTATATTGAGTCCAGTTTGAAAAGCGTTATTTCCAATACCAGTAATTTGAGAAGGGATATCTATACCTGTCAGTGATCTACAGTCACCAAATGCATAGTCATTTATATATTCTATACCATTACCCAGGCTTATTGTAGTTATATCATAGCAACGTAAAAATACGCGGTCATTAAGACTTTCAAACCAATCTGGTATAAACACACCTGAAAGGCTTGTGCATTCTTCAAAACAGTTATTGGAAAGAGTTGTTAATCCAGCACCTATATTGATGCTTTCAATATAATTATTACTATCAAAAGCGTTGATTCCTATTGAATTCAAAGAATCGGGAAGGTTAACAAACCCGCTTAAACCACAATTTTTAAAACACTGATCTCCTATTGATTCTATGTTTTCTGGCAAATCGGCTGATCTTAGTGATTCGTTGCCATAAAAAGCTTGCTCCTCAATAAACTTAAGTCCACTGCCAAAATTTACAACGTCTAAACACTCCTGAGAAGTAGCTGTCGAGTAACAAGTATAGAATGCGTGATTCCCTATTCCAGAAACATTGTCTGGTATATTAAGGTTTTGTAACCTATAGTTATAACTAAAACAATATGGATTTATATATAATAAAGTTTCGGGAAAGCTTATACTTTTTAAAGATGCACAATTATAAAAAGCTTGATATGAGATTTCAGATAAGCCTTCGTTTAATACTAAACTTTTCACTCCACATGTTCTAAATGCGTTTTC